TTGCAAACCTCTCTAGGCTGTCGCGTGCGCTGCCGTGGTCGGCATATGCGCCATCGCTGTATTCAGCCATTTCAGCGCCAATTAGGTCTTTCATGGTCACTCCTTCGGCGCTGGACGCTTCGCCGTTAGGGGCTTTGGTAATGGCATCCAGTGGGTAGGTTCCGCAAAGAAATCCATCGGACTAGGGCCGATTGCCCAGTGTTCATGGCGGTCGTTCCACCATGCTGAAAATACCCACCGATGCCCGACTCTCCCTATCAAGATACGACAGTCCTTCGGCGCAGTCTCGATGGGCTGCCAGTCAGCGGGGATCGCCGGTGCGGGAGGTGCGGCGTAGACATCCATACGGCGACGACCGGAGAATCGGTCGAGCGGGTCTTTACCCGCAGGGTGTGTCCAATAGCCGTCGTCGTGAATGGTTGCCACCGGCTCCGCGTTCTCCAATTCGGCGATGGCAGTGCGGAGGTCTGCGATTGGTGCTGAGTAGTCCAGTATTACCGGACCATAATCTTCATCGTTGAAATGAACACCATTTGCGTCTTCAAGCGCGGCCAAAGCCTGCTTCATTGCGGTGAGGGTGGTCATTTCTTCACCGCCTTCATTGCAACCACCACGTCGCGGGCGATCACCACCCGGAGCACGGTCTCGATGTCAGTCTCGGCCAGCCGGGCGATCTCGGCGTAGGTCTTCACCACGTCGGGCGGCAGGCACAGGTTGGCGATGGTGTATTCGGTTTTCTTGCTCATTTCACGGTCCTCGTCTTCCAGTCGAACTCGACTTGGCCTACGTCGATGATCTTGTCTCCAGGTGTGAAGACGCCTTGGCACTGGTCCTCCATGAACAGGAGGACGCTCGCCAGTGTGGTTTCGTGATCGAAACCTTCACTCACTTCGACATAGATCGGCACCATGAAGCACCGGGTAGTCTTCTTGTTCATTTCAGTTCCTTCGGCACATCCACTTCGTTGCCCAACTTGGACGCGACGAAGCAGCGCATGGCTGCGATGAGTGGAGTGGGGCCGTCGTAGACAGCATCGGGGCACTTATATGTAGCGCACCACTTGGTAAAGCTGTGAGGTTCGATGAGGATTCTCTCCCGGTCGATAATCGGGCCGCCTTGGTTCCAGTTGGTGGAAGGCGTGTAGCGGATAGATGGGATTTGGATTATTGCCCCGTTTCGTTCAATTTGACTCCTAAGCGAGGCTTGACTCAGATGGATGTCTTCACACTTCGCCACCGCCCAATCAAGGGCGGGGCCGATGAGTTCGCTGGTCTTCACTTCCACACCTCGCTGAAGAAGTGGTCGATGGGCATCTTGAATCCCGCAGCCTGGGCGTGTCCTCCACCCCCATAGTGCTTGGCAATGACGCTCACGTCGTAGGGCGCGATGCTGCGCAGGGAGCAGATCACCTCGTTGTCCTTGATGAAGAACGTGAGGCTGAACGTGCCGGACTTCTTGGCGATCTTGTTGCCGATCTCGGAGATGTCGTTGACGACGTTGAGTGCGAGACCTTCGTGGTAAGTACGGATCGCGTCGGGGGTGCTATCGCTCCGCGACATAAGGGTCACCTTCTTCAGCTCGCCGCCCACGGCCTTATCAATGCGCTGCTGGGTGGCCCGCAGGATGGCTTCACCTTCTTCGATGAAGCGGTCGTAACCTTCAAGTCCGTCGCCGGTGGTGTAGCTGGTTTCATCGAGCAGCACGTCCCAGCACTCGAACGTATACGGATAGCTATTTAGTGCTTCGCTGAACGCCTTGGTGTTATCCAACTTCCACGCCCAGCGGTCGCGGTCGTCGATATGACGGATCATCATCGGCACTTCGACGCCGGGGTGGAAGTATTCCCAAGCGAGCATGGCACCGGACTTATTGTTGTCGAGCTGAATCCAGAAGTTCTCGAATTCAAGCAACGAGTCGCCTGATTCGTACCAGCCTTTTTCGGGGATACCGTCGCACCACATCTCGAAGGCAGTCTTGTGGTGGTCCAGCCACACCACGCGCTTGGCTGCATCGAAGATGTGCTCCATGACCAGCCTGGGGAAGCTGAAGTCGAGGATATAGACTTCACGGTCGCGGCACTTCTCGGCCATCATGTCGGGCGACGTATCGCCATACTGCATCGGCACATACTCGGCCTCGTCACCCAGCTTCTTCCAGGCGGCGAATGCAGCGCCGAAGCCATCGGCGCAAAAGGCGTGGTAAATCACGAGGGGCTTCATAGTTCTTTCTCCAGTTCAGCGATCATCCAGTCGATCCAGGCCAGACGAGTGACGCGCAGCTTTTCCGGGTGGTCGATTGGGTTGAGATGAATGCGGCTCTCACGTAGCCAGCTTTCAAGAGTCCCGCAAGACCCGAGCATCTTCTGCACCCAGGTTTTGAGGTACTGAACTTCTTCGCTCATGTCGGGGTAGTCTTCGCTTACCGCGTGCAGTGCCGAGCAGATGTAGTTGTTCTCACACCAATCAATGCGGGTGGAAGCGAAGCGCAGTGCCGTTATGCAGGTGTGTAGGTTCATGCTTCCTCCGCGTAGATAGGTCGGCTGGATAAGGGGTGGAGCTACTACACAGCAGCCACGCGCACAAGCCGGAGTCAACAGAGGCACACTCACGGAAGCGTTGGTCGTGGATTTGAAGAGCTTTGGGTTTTAGAACTTTTAGCTTTGGACGTTTGAGCGTCGCCACACCATCACAGGGTTGCCCCTCCGGCACAGCTCTGAACTTTCATCTTTCAGCTTTCACCTTTGCGCGTTGACCTTTGAAGGTACTACTGGCGATAACGACGGGAGTCGAACCCGTTACCTACAGCTTACAAGGCTGTCGCTCTATCCAGTTGAGCTACGTTTTCAGATTGGTCACCTTAGCAGGGTGGTGCAGGTTTAACGCGGACCTGCGGCACGCCCTAGTTCTTAGCTTGTTCGCTGTGCAGCGCTCCGAAACTGGTTAGTCGTCGACCGCGATCTTAGTCAGTGCGTTCGACTCGCTGAGCACGAAGTCCACCTCGTCGATGAACTGCTGCAACGTCGCAGCCATGTCGTCGAGGCATTTGGTCAGGTTCAGCGGGTCCAGCAGGGCCGGCTCGAATTCCTTGCGACGCGGGTCCGCCACGCTGTTGTACAGCTCGGGCGTTACCTTGGTCTTGTCGCTGCCGAACGCGGCCGTGATGCCCTTCTCGATATCCTCGTTCAGCTTCGTGGTGAGCACGTCGACCGTCTTCGTCGCGTTGAGGAGCTGCTGACGCATGGCGACGTGGAACCCGGTTTCGAGGTTGATGCTCTGCTTGCGCTCGATGGCCTCGGCCACCGTCATGGTCTGCTTGCCGATGACGACCGTCGTGGCGGCGTTGCTGGCGATGATGCGGGACTTGATCTGCTTACGGCGACGGATCAGGTCGTTGATCCGCGCAAAGTTCGCGCGGATGCCTTCCTCGACGGCGGCGACAGACGTGGCGTTGCCGTGGACGGTCTTGCGGTCGCCCTGGCCCTTGGTGACGGCGATGTACAGGGCCTGACCAGTGGCCTTGGTGATGCGGTCGTCGAGGCTCTTGATCTCGGCGAGCGCACGCGTGATGCTGATTTCGCTCATGCTAGCTCCTTGAAGGTTGATGTGTGAGAGTTGAAGTAGACTCTAACGGAGACCGTCAGAGAGTGTCAACGAGAATCGCAGAGATCGGCGAGCTGGCGCACCGCCGTCTTCAGCTCGTCGATCTTCTTGACGAGCTTGGCCGGCTTGGTGCCGATGGCTTCGAGCTTGTCGATCTCCTTCTCGGTCGCGGCGATCAGGTCGAAGATTTCGTCGTCGCTCAACTTGCTGATGTCCTGGCCGTTGACGAGGGTGAGATTGGTGATCTTGATGGTCATGGCTTGCTCCTTGATAGGTGTAGGTGTGGGTATTCCAGCTTCACGAAGCTGCTGCTGCTCGCTCAGTTGTGCTGCGACGAAACGGTACGCGTCGAGCTGGTCGTCGTGCGATGCTCGCCGGCTGCGGATCAGCTCGTCCTTGTACTCAGCGAAATCCAACTGCGCCCAGTTCGGCATGAACCGCACGAGTTTGTGTTGCATGGCTTCGTCCGAAATCTGCTCACCGCCGCTCGCTTCTTCGTAGTAGTGCTCGAAGATGCGGGCTGTGAGGGCGGTGGTAGACCGGCGCTTAGCGGAACTCCAGCCAGGAGAGATGCGATCCCGCATCGTCTCAAAGATGGTCCGACGGAAGGAACTGTAGTAGTTACACCCGTTTACCAACCTCCGCATGTACGGCATTATGCGTCGGTAGAACTCGCCGTCGTTTGTCAGCGTCAGGACGTGACTTTCTATGGAGTTGATGAAGTCGCTGCTCACAGCTCCACCTGTACTCCGTAGTCGCTCGCCCTTATGCGCAGCACGTTGATCAGCTCCGGCCTGGGCAGCGCGCCGAGGGACTGACGATGGTGCGCGCACCAGACAATCAGTCTATCGCACTGCGCCTCCGCAGCGCGGTAGACGACGTGCTTGAGTGGGCGCTCCTTGCGGATCACGCGCCTGCCCCCGGTGTAGGGCATGGACGCTTTCTTCTTCATGTGCTTCTCCTAATCTTGACGCGACGACTGTTCACGTACGGCGAATGGTCATAACCGTACACGCACTCCGTCTCGTCGGTTCGTTGGATGGCAGCTCTCAGACGCTCGTTCTGCTGGACCTCCGGACAGAGCAGCACGGCCTGCTTACGCCCGTGCGCCGTGCCTAAGAGATAGAGTCCAAGAAGCGCAAGCGCAACAACTCCGAGCGTGCCCGCTCGGCCAAGAGCCGAGCGTCCGCCGCCTCGACCAGCCTGCCTTGCAGGCTGTATAGGTACTCGTCGACGCGATGCCATGCGTAGCTGTGGCGTAGCCAGAGCTTACGCAGCCAGCTTGGCAACATCCGCGACCAACTCGGTGTGACGTGTCTCGGCCAACGCGATGATCTCCTTCGTAGTGTCATCGTCGAAGCCGTACGCGTCGGAGAACGTCGAGACCGCCGTGCTGATGTACTCCACCAGCGCCTCCTTGAGCGCCATGGGGCCAAAGAGGATGTTCAGGTCCGGCTTGTCGCTGAGAACGCTAGCCTTCGCCGCCTTCTCGGCGAGGCCCAGCGTGATCGAGCCGGTCAGTTGCATGATGGCTTGGCTCATCATGATGAAGCGCACCGTCTCGGCGTAATTCTTACCGCGCGCCTCGGTGAGGTTCTTGAGGTACTGCTCGTTCTCGGCCTTCAGGGTGTTGAGACTTTCAGCATTCAGGTTCATTTTCCTACCCTCTTCAGTTGTTTGACTTCCGCTTTGGGCTGCGTGGCGAGTACATCCTTCACGAAGCCCTCCGAACAAAACCAACTCACTTCAATCCCGTACACAGCGCCGTGGCCGGAGCGCAGGCGTCTGGTTACGATTCCCTGGTGTCGCAGGAAACTGGTCAGCTTGTGAGGTGTGTGAGGCACACCACCCACGCAATACTCGAAGATCGCACCCAACTCCTCGCGGGTGAACTTGCTCGACCGCTTGTTGATGTAGTCGTCGAAGCTGCGCTTCATAAGGCCGACATACGCACCTGCGTAGGTGGCGAAGTCGTTGACGCCGTGCAGGTCGCTGACGGTCTTCTCGTCAGGCATGGCTTCCCACATGCCCTCCAGGTTTCCGTCGAGCAGGTAGCGAGCCACGTGGTCGATGCTGCTCATGGACAAGTCCATGATCGCGTCGCGGTCCTCGGTTTGAATCACCTGGGCGGCGAGCTGCTTGTCTGCCGGCCGGCTGTTCAGATAGTCCGCGAACGCTTGCAGCTCCTGCGGAATCAGCGTCTCCAGCTCGTACAGGTCCGTCGAGAGCTTTTTAGTCTGAAACCGACCGACGTTGAAGCGCCGGTCGTCCTTCGGGATACGCACCGGCAGGTTCTTGTTCGAGCTGAACACGAGGTTCACGAAACTGCGCGCGTTGTAACTGTCGGTACGCATCTTCCGGATGGGCACCGTCAGGTCTGCGATGTAATTCTTCAGCTTCGAGTCGATCACACCACCTTCCTTGAGCGCGTCGACCTCGATCTCGCGGATGTGCGCTACCAGGGCGTACTCCAGCCAGCCTGTAAAATCGGCCCGCAGCTCGTTCTGGTTTCGAGACTCGACGAACTGCGGACCCAAGACCGGGGAGATGATCCGGTCAACCAAAGTGTCCTTGCCAGTACCCTGAACGCCGTGCAGCACCCAGCAGGTAGTGGTCTTGATGCGATACTGGAAGATCACAGCCATCCAGTTGAGGAAGTGCTCAAACACAGGGCCGGTGCCCACAGCGTGCTCGACGATACGCAAGATCGTCGGGCAGGCAGCCATGCTGGGCTGCTTGATCTTCGCGGCGGACTTCATGAACGGCGACGGCGCGAACAGGTTCACTGTGCGTGCCTCCGGGTCCACGATGGTCTCGCTGGTCGGGTCGAAAATCTTCTCCCAGATTGGGATGAAGTCGCCCGAAGGCTGGTCGTGCGAGCGCAGGAAGTGATCCACCTGCGTCTCGTTGCGGGACTGGAACAAGTCCAGCTTCCGCTCGGCAGGATTCCACGTGCCGGTCCAGTAGGTGCTGGTGCGCTTGTCGCGGAATGCCAGCACCATGTCGCCTTCCTCGGACACGGACTGGTTCGCCGTGGCGCGCTGAGCCTGCTGCTCACGGTAGTAGTCCGGCAGCGCGTCCTTTATACGGACGCTCGGCTCACCCTTGAAGTTGTGCAGCAGCTCGTAGTTCCCCACCGGGTGGTAATAGGACCAGTTCTTGCCACCGTTGATGTTGAAGTAGACGAACTCACGCTCGACCTTCGGTCCACCCGTGATCGTCATCACACCGGGTTGGTTCTGTACCTCGTACTCGCCGACGATGACTGTCTTCGCACGGAGCGGCGGGAGCTGCGCAGCGGTGCGCTTCTCGTTGAGGATGTCCCGAGCGATCTTCTTCAGTGCCTCGGGCGCATGCAGCGCGATCTTCTCGACGTTCAACACGTCGTTCTCGCGCTTGATGAACTCGACCCGGCCGTTCAGGTACGGGTCTTTCATCTTCTTGAAGGTGGGTGCACAGACGAACAAGAGCTTGTCGTTCTGGCACGTGGTGATGTCCAGCGGGTAGGAGAGGGTGATGGCCGTGTTCGACAGGCGCAAGCCGTCACGCAGCTCCTTGACGTTGATGTTCAGGTACATCAGCCAGTTCTTGAGCTGCGGCGCAGGCAGCTTCCGGCTGAGGAACACGAAGATGTGGCAGTTCAAGCCAACGTGGCCTTCCAGGCCGTGGCTGGCGCTGTACTGCACCGTGTAGCTCACGTCGTCGAGCTTCACTGCCTCCATGAACGCCTGGGGCGTATCGAATGGGGCGCTGTCCAGGTCAAAGCACACCCAGTCCGTGGGTGCGTCGGTAGTGGTTGAGCCAGCGCGGCGCTCGTTCTTGAGCGGCTTCTTAATCGTGCCCTTGAGCAAGCACCAGCCGGTCTTTTGTTTCGCGCTCAGCTCCTTGGCAAAGTCGCTGATCGTCTTGATGTCCACCTCATGCGAGGTGAAGTTCGCTACGTTCTGTGGATATGGCGTGACAATCACGCCAGTGGGTGTTTGCTCGAAGGTTTTCACGAGCGGCACCGCAGCCTCCAGCCAGAAAATCTTGGGCATGGCTACTCCGTGGGAATCTAAGTGGGATGCAATCAGTCTGACAGACTGCGCCAGAGCCGTAAAGGCCCTGGCGCAAGTGCTTGTTTCCTAACGCAGTAGACGCGGCAGGATAAAGCCAGCGAGCAGCGCTGCTATCGTAGCGGCGAAGCCGCCCGCCATGGACCCACCATGGAGTTTGAAAACGAGGATGAACACCGTGAGTTCGATGGCGAACGCCCCGATCCGGAAGTGCATCAGCTTGATGAACATGCTGAGGATTCCGATGAAGATCACCACACCGTAGAACAACGGTGCGATGTCGAAGTGGGCTAGCCCGAACATGTTACTCCCCCTTAATCAGGCCCTTGCCGAAGCTGAACAGGCCAGTCGCCACAGCGGCGACGGTAACGACAGCAGCCTTGACGCCGGTCTCGACGGTGGTGTGCACGGTCTTGCCCGCGTTGTAGGCTGCCTGATCCAGGGAGCTGAGCGTCGGCTGGGTGGCTTGGTTGGCCTGGGTGTTGGTCTTGGTGGCGCTCTTATGGTTGCGCCGATTCATCGTGGTCGTTGTCATGATCATCTCCTTGCTTGAGTGGTTAGTAAACTTCCTCTTCGTCCTGCTCGTGCTCGTGCTTGTACTCCATGTTGTGCGCGAGGCGCACCTGCTCGGCACCACCCAGGAAGCGACTCTGGGTCTGTGCCACATCCTCTTCGGTGAGCGTGCCCTCGCGGGCCATCAAGATCATCTCAGGGTCGAGGCAATCCACTTGGTTCTGGCTCTCAAGCCAGTCAGGCAGCGTGTGCACCATTCTGCTTCTCCTTCTTGGGTTGACGGTTCGGCTTCACCGTACCAGGAGGCACACGGTGGGTCTTAGGGGTGGGCTGCTCCGCATAGGCGCGGAACAGAGCATCACGCATCTGAGTGTTGACTCGCATTTTCAGAACCTCACTTCGTCAGTTATGGAAGGGTCGACCGTGGTCGGATCGACCTTATACCCAGTGCCGCATCGCTCTAGTTTCGCACCCACCTGATCCAGGTAGCGTTGCACAGCTCCGACGAGCATGTGGGAGGCGTAGCGGAAACCATGCTTGCTGTCCACATACGTGACCTCGATGCTGTCCGGGAAGAACTTGTTCATGGCGGAACTGTTACTGGACCATGGTCCTTTTATGGTGCGTGTGGTGCCGTCCTGCATATGCAGCTTGTACGTGCTACCCCCAAAGCCGGTCTCGTTGTGGGGGGTGTGATAGAAGAAGCTCACGAAGCCCGTACGGGGGCAGAACGCCCAGTAGAGCGTAGCGTCGCCGATGGAGGCGCACGAATACCGATACTCCTCAATCTTCGGCGCATCTTCGCCGGCATGTTCAGCTTCCAGCACGACGTGGTGGTAGCCGTTGTAGTAGTCGAACGTAACTTTCATAGCAGCGCTCCTATCAAGACGCAGATCATCGTGCCGACGAACACGCACAGGTCCGCATGGCAGAACACACAGCGCTTCAAACCAGCCCTGTTCACAGCGCCACACTTGTCGCAATAACTCATCTTGGTTCTCCAAAGAAACAGACCGGAGCTGAACTAGCCTCCGGTCTACGGCGTTGAGCTACTGGATTAGGAAGCAGCGCGACGACTATTGATCGTGCGCGGCATCAAACTCTTAGCAGCGGGCTTGATGACTTCCTTGGTCTGCTCGGGCACCGTGGGTGCCTTGGCGTTGCTGGCCTTCTTGGGCGGATGCATCATGGCTTCCAGCTCAGCTTCGAGCTGGGCCTGACGCTCCAACGAGCGCTTGAGATTCATGCGAGCTTGAAACAGGACCATGTTCGCCTCGGTCTCGGTGGCAAGCGCATCCGCTTCAGCAGCGGCTGCCTTCGCCTCCATGGCCTTGATGTTGGCCTGTTGCGCACGCACCAGCGCTGACTGGGCACGCCACTCGGGGTGGTTCGTCAACCACATGGGAGTGCCCGTGATGCACAACGTATCCCAGCGCTTCGTCAGCGTCTCATACCACCAGTGGCAGCTACGCTGCGCAGCGCGGTAAAGACCACCGGCCTTGATAAAGGCTTGCCGCTGCGCTTCAGTGGGCTGCTCGCCCAGCGCGTTATAAACTTGCTGAGCCTTGTTGTACTCGGCCTCGGCCATGCCGAAAGCCTCGAACTTGCTCAGCAAGAAATCCCAGGAGCGCTCGGACGAGCGCACCAAGGTCTCAGGCTGAAAGTACTCAGCCGCCTCATCCTTGGCAGTCTGGGCGTCGACATGCTTGAAGCTGCCAATCAGCTCACTGGCACGCTCCAGGCGGATGTGCCAAGGCGTGCCCGCCTCAACACTAGCGCGCTGCTTGACGAGCCACTCATTGAACGGCTCGACGCTGCCCTTGAAACCTTGGGCGTCGTGACGGTTGAGCCTGAAGCGACCGCCATCGGTGGTCTTCTTACCGGCTTCCTCACGCTCTTCACGAGCACCCTTCATCAGGGACTCGCAGCGACGTTCGAGAATACTGTGCGCCCACATAGCCTGAGTGAGCAGATCACGACGCTCGATCTCCATCTCGCTCTCGGCCATGAGCCGCTTGTTCTCGTCGTCATTCAGGCTACCCTCACGGGCACGATCCTGAAGCGGCGTGTCAGCGGCAGGCATGAGCATCACGATGTCGCGACGCACGTTGTACAGCTCGGCACGGCACAGCCAGAAGTCAGCCTCATGGCTGGAGCCGAACTCGAACGGAGTCTTGACGACAGACGCCAAAGTGTCAGAGACACCCAGAGCAAAGATGCCCTTGATGATCGTCGAGACTTGGTTCATAGTGAACGTGCCATTGGTAGTGGCTTTCATTTGGTTTCTCCTAAAGACAGGAACTACAAGTGAAATAGGGGCAAGCGGTGGTGACACACCGTCTTGCCCCTTCCTATTCGAGCGTCAGATTTTGGTGGTTCGCTCAGACCACAGATGAGTTGGCCTCATCAGTACACGCTTGACGTGTAGAGCACCTCACGGTGCTTTCGGCCTCTTGGAGTGTAAGCGCTGACGAATGATCGCCAGCTTGTATACCCGGTTTACATGGATTCGTAGCATGTTCGGTCCTCCACTTTCGTATGACAAGTAAATTGGAACAAAATCGGAACATTGCCTCATTTTTAGGCAACTTCAAACGGTCGTTTGAATTACCCATGTGGATTAGTAGGGTATTGGCACCGATTTATGGGATGTATACTCGGAACATTGGAACACCTAAGTCATTGATTTATTGGGTTTGTTCCGATTGTTCCGAAATTTTAAAGGTTTCAGTGAGAGAAGAGGGTGTTTGGGCTCATGCATGTATCGCCAAATCCTGACTGAACTTTTAAAAATCGGAACATTGGAACACTCGATTTTTTGCCCTCATGTCATAAATACGATGGCATTTCCACTGTCCACGCCAAAAATGCTCACTACTGTATGTTCACACAGTATGTGCCTCATTTTTAGGCAGTCAGTACACTAACTGCCTAAAAATGAGGCAGCCTGTCATAAAGGCTGCCTCATGCTAGGTGGATACTAGAGCCCTAACGGCTCGTGGAAGACGGGAATAGGCATGGTGCCCAACTCAACGACTTCGAGTTCTTCGAGTATCATGGTCATCTCCTGTTTAACTGCCTAATTTTTAGGCAACACGTGTGCTCTCTCTCGCCTTTGCTGTGTCGCCTCGTATGAGGCGACCAGCCCTCGCTACCAGTATCGTGCGAGGTGTACCGCAAGCTGCTGCGTCGATTCGAAATGCCCAGTGCGATAACACGCGACAGCATCAGCGGCACGCGCCTTCAAATAAGCGCGAGCCAGTGTGAGATCGCCGGCAAGCTCCACCGATGAGGTGAAGCCGTCGAGGCACTTCGCTTCGCAGACACTCTGGTACTCATTCCATGCCATTGTGGTCATGGTGGTTTCTCCTTCGCTGGTTGAACACAGCAAAGGCGAGAGGACACTACACAGCCCACAGGCTGTGTGCTGCCCTCTCAGGCAGCATCTCAACCGCTTAGCGGTTGAGATATTTGGCGAAGGCGCTGCTCGCCTCTTGGGTAGCGCGCTCCTTGTGCAGTGCACGGAGCGGCGTCCAGGCGTTGCTCGCCTCCTTACTGATGGCCTTGCTCTCTTCGACGAGCGCTGCGGCCTTATCAGTAGCCCAAGCGACTGCGCGCATGGACAAGCTGATCTCTTCAGTATTGTTGACTTGGGTGTTGGTGTTGGTAGTGGTTGTCATGATCATCTCCTGAGTAAACGAACTACGAAAAGGTCGGAATCCGAAACCGAATCCGAACCGGGTACCCCTATCTGAGGGATAGGGGATGGGATGGCGTCCTAGTAGATCGACTCAAAAATCAGAAATCACTCAGAAGTACACTTTCGAAACCACCTAGTAGATCGGCTCGAAAATCAGAATTTGTGCAGGAGATGTATACAAATCTAAAAATTTTCGTTTAGAAAATATGACAAAGTACTTGTGTACTTTCGTCCAGCAGTCATCCCGATCCGAAGTACCCACCCCGGTAGCCACAACCAGGATCAGCCCCTACAAATTCAAAATTTTTCGGGACTCTGATAGACTCTGACGCCATGGCTAAGAAACTCACCAAGAAGCAAGAGGTATACATCGACGAGAAGATGCACGGTCGCGACCCGTCTGTGATCCTCGGTGACGTGCGCTCCTGTGATCGGTCTGAATCGACGCAGGTAGCCCTGCGTGAGCAGCAGGATCAGTTGGCCCAGGAGGTCAACATCACGCGGGCGGATGTCGTGCAGGGCTTCCTCGACGCGATCAACAGGGCCAAGTTGCAGGCGGAACCCGCCACGGAGATCGCCGGCTGGAAGGAAATCGGCAAGCTCCTGGGCCATTACGCACCGGAGATCAAGAAGGTGCAGCTCACGGACGGCCAGGAGACGATCCTGCGCAAGCTGGAGGGCATGTCGACGGCAGAGCTGCTGTCCTTGGCGCAACGAAAGCGAGAGTTGGTGATCAATGGCGAAGCCCAGCGCGTCCCGGAGTAAGGCCAAGGAGCCTCGGCTCTGCTACAACTGCGGTCAGACCCTCTCACCGGCGATGTTCGGGGCGCATGAGCACGTCTGCAACGTCTGTATGCTCAACCACCAGGGAAATCCGCCTGATTTCCTGCCTTTCGACCCTGAAAACCTGAGTAAGGAAGAGGCTGTAGACGTACTTTCGACCATCTCCGAGGTGGAACTGCTCGAAGTTGCCGAGCGAATCCTGATCCAGCGCTCGTTGTTGGCCTTCGTCCGGCGTTTCAAGCCGGATTACATGGCTGGCTGGGTCCACGAGGACATTTGCCGGCGTCTGGAGCGCTTCGTGAAGGCCGTGGAGGCGAAACAGAGGCCCAGGCTACTGCTCTGCATGCCTCCACGGCACGGGAAGTCCACCCTGACCAGTAATTTCCTGCCTGCGTGGATTCTTGGGCACCACCCGGAGTGGGAAATCATCGCCGCGAGCCACACTCAGTCCTTAGCTCTGAAGTTTTCTGGCTTCATCCGAGACCTTCTGAGAGACCCGGCGTACCAGCAGGTGTTCCCGAACACGATCTTGAACCCGGACAGCCAGAGTAAGGAGGCGTGGGACACCACCAGCCGGGGTGGGTATCTGGCAGCCGGTGTCGGCACGGGTATCACCGGGCGCGGCGCGCACGTCTTGATCGTGGACGACCCGGTGAAGGACATGGAGGCAGCGGACTCGGAGACGATCCGGGACAATACCTGGGAGTGGTACACATCCACGGCCTATACCCGGCTGGCTCCAGGCGGTGGTGTGCTGGGGATTCTGACCCTGTGGAACGAGGACGACTGGGGCGGGCGGATCATCGAGGTCAGTGAGACCCGCAGCGGCGACAAGTTCGAGATCGTCCGCTACCCGGCGATCAACGAGGGCTTCGCGGAGTACCTGCACTCGGACGAGCGGACGATCCTGCGGGTGCTGCCCGACGAGACCCCGCCCGAGGACGCCACGCTGCTGCGCCCGGTAGGTACCGCGCTGCACCCGGATCGGTACGACCTGGAGGCGCTGCTCAGCATCAAGAACAACTACTTCGCCCGTGGCAACCAGCGGGTGTGGCACGCGCTGTACCAGCAGAACCCGACGCCGGAGGACGGCTTGTTCTTCACCAAGGACAAGTTCCGCTACTACTCCACGCCGCCGCAGAAGCGGTTCTGCACGGTCTACCAAGCGTGGGACTTCGCGATCACGACCGGGCAGGAGAGCGACTACACCGTGGGGGTGACGATCCTGCAAGACCCGAACGATGCGCTCTACGTCGTGGACATCCGCCGCTTCCGCTCCGGCGACAGCATCGAGATCGTCGACGTGATCCTGGACTTCTACGTGGAGTGGGGCGCGGACATCATCGGTGTGGAAGATGGCCAGATTTGGAAGACGATGCAGGCCCAGTTCGAGAAGCGCTGCCACGAGCGGAAGCTGTACCCCAGCTTCGAAGCGCTGAAGCCGCTGACGGACAAGAAGGTGCGGGCACACCCACTGCGCGGCCGGATGCAGCTCGGCAAGGTCTACTTCCCCGACGACGCGCCGTGGAAGCACGAGATGCAGCAGGAGCTGCTGAGCTTCCCAGGCGGGAAGCACGACGACCAGGTGGATGCCCTGGCCTGGGCCGTGCGCCTGACCCTGACGCGCGCAGCACCCACATTACCCGAGCCGAAGAAGCTGCCTAGCTGGAAGGACAAGCTGAAGCTGATCGGCTCGACGGACGTAACCCACATGGCGGCTTGAGGAGTACAGCGTGAAGATAAAGCTGGCGGTGAGCACGCCGCTGTCACAGGACGCGAAGAAGGCGGTCGCGCGGGCGAAGAACTACCACGGGCCGCAGCCGCGCACGGAGATGCTGTTCAACCACCTCATCCGCTACCGCGACGGCACAGCTACAATCATCGAGCAGCAGGAGCCGATGTTGGTGTCTTACGGTGGGGATCGGCACTACTATCTGCGCCCTGGCGTGCAGGATACGGCATTCACCAACGCAACACAGTACACGGCTAAAGAGTTGAAGCGCGTGATCGCTGCCAGACGGAAGACGGTGTTCCCGTCAGCTATCCGCCCTCGTGTCTACGTATCGCAGTTGGTTATCGTGTCCGGGGGTGTGGTACAGAGTATGTACCCCTCTGCGTCCTTAAGTATGCTCGGCGCGACAGTCAGCAACATACTGATCTACCCGTCTGCGTCAGGCGACAAACTTGTCCCGGTTTGGGGAAACTATGGCTGGCTCATCGAAGTCGCTTACTCCGCCATCTCCGTGGATGAGCTATCGCTGGACCCGTACACATCGGGGGGTAGGATATACACTCGCCGCGTGCCTAAGTCGCTCAGCTCAACTACATTCTCGATCAGCGGTGTAGCAGTTCCGTGGGTGTGCAAAGAGGTTGATCGGGAGTGGGTCGTAGTAGAGCTTCCCGGCCCAGAACCCGACTCACTCACACCTATCACATTCAGTGTAAGCGCTACCCTGGATGGAGACGACTATGCGGTGTCCATCGCTTGCACTTACTGGCTTGCTGAGCCGAATGAAGTTGTGGGTACGGGAACTACCACCAGCGCAGGAATCAGCGTCACAGGGAGCACGCACGCATACAAAACGGTTATTAGTGCGGATGGTGCGTTTTGGCAGATCGGGCGCGTGCTGATGGGGGAGGATGGTGTTCTCCGGATGTCTGACTGGTTCGTGTGGGGTGCGCGCGGTGCCGTCGATCTAGGGGCACATACTACGCTCTATGCCACCAACATAAATGGTAATGATGTCCTTGTTCGTGAGTACACATGCGTCAGTTCTTTCCCCCTGCTCGCCGATTGGGCGAACACGACAGTCACGTACGGCGAGATAACGGTGGCGTGGGACATGACTGTGAACGCGAAGTGCACGGTTAGAGGTGGGGGGTATGCGGTGCCTACCGTAGCTGTTGCACCATCAGCGGTGCCCCAAGATACGATGGGGTGGGGTTTGTTCGGTCTCTGGCAAAACGGTAGTAGCCAGTTACCAGAGTTGGAGCCGGCGAACATGCTGCCTTTCTACGACCCATACCTCAGCGCGAACGGCGTCGACGCCGGCATATCGAGCGTGCAGTCCAATACGGACGCCAGCCAGATGTTTGTCGGCCACAGGCGAGGGCCGTGGATGTGGTCGTTATGGGGAGCCGTCGAGCGTGGGCAGTTTTCGGACACCCTGGTCGCGGACCTCAAGGCTGCGGCGACCGCGCGTGCGAACGAGCCTGTGTCGGTGTCGACCGCTGACGGGCCGATAGTGCTCGACTACCTCGTGTTCTGGCGGGATGAGGCGCTTCTGTTCCTCAGCCGCGTCGACGCCTTCGTGACGCAGTACAAGCAGTTGGTCGCAGAAGGCGCGTCTACTACGCAGTTGTTCATCGACGAGTTGTCGACGCACTACTTCTGGGTGCTGTCGAACACGATGGGGCTTAGCATCGAGAAGGCGCTGCGCGTTCCGACGGGTAGCTTCATCCTGATCTAGTTCTCTGATACACTCTGCCATCCTCTGACGGAGTGACCACATGGTCGGCCAATTGATTCTGCGGCTGTTCCACGCTCGGACGGTGGCACATCTGCTGCACCTCCAGACGCGTAGCTACGCCGCCCACAAAGCGCTGAACGAGTTTTACGACGGCATCGTGCCGGCTGCCGACGACATCGCCGAGGCGTACCAGGGCGACTACGGCCTCATCGAGCCGGAGGCGTACAAGGCCCCATTCGAGGTGCCTCCGACAGACGGTGCGCTGGTCTACCTCGACGACCTGGGCGACTGGATCGCCAAGAACCGCAGCAAGTTCTGGGACGCCGACGACACCTACCTGTCGAACCTGCTGGATGTCGTGCTGGAGCTGATTCGGTCCACCCAATACAAGCTGCGGTTTTTGCGATGATTGGCGTCTACCTGATAACACATATCGCATCCGGCAAGGTTTATGTCGGATCGTCGATAGATGTTGAGCGACGCCTAAAGACACACCTAAGTGCCTTGCGGAATCAGCGGCACCGCAACAAGCATCTACAACGCGCGTGGTGTAAATACGGGGAGTCAGCGTTCCGACTATCTGTGGTTGAGGAGGCTAGTGCGGAGGAACTACTGGTTGTGGAGCAACTTTGGATCAACGCGACAAACGCGACACACGAATGTTGCGGGTATAACGCCTGCCTCGTTGCTGGTAGTGTCGGCTCACTACCTAAATCTGAGGAGCATAGAAAGAAGATTGGGGCGGCGCACTTAGGCGCTAAACGCAGCGAAGAAGCAAGACAGCGAATGTCTGCTGCTATGCGGGGCGTCCGACGCGGACCGTTACCAGCAAGTGTAAAAGCCAAACTGTCAGCGGCGAAGAAAGGTAGGCCGATGAGCGCGGAAGCGAAACAGAAACTATCGGAGGCGCGTCGCGGGAAGCCTACCGGACCGTGCTCAGATCAACGACGAGCGGCAATATCCGCAGCGAAAAGGGCGAGAGATGCAGCTCGCATCGGTTCCTGAAGTGAAGTCGTTCGCAACGGAGTACGAGAAGCTGGCGCGGCGCGGTACGCAAGACCGGCTGGTGTTTTCCAACCGCAAGAGTACAGACACATCCTCGGCGATCCTGACGCCTGAGCAGCCGCACGAGAAAGAGCTGTTTGTGGACGAACTGACGCTGGACATCCGGCACAACTCGGTGAGGCCGCAGGAAGAACTCATCGAAGAACTCACCATCGAGGCCAACGACCATGCCTGTTGACGCTCAGAAAGCTACCGAACAGTGGATGCGCTACCAGTATTGCCGGGATCGCGGCCACCTCCAGTTCATCGAGAAGGCCGACACGTGCGAGAAGTTCTTCGCAGGCGAGCAGTGGTCTCCGGTGGACCTGAACACCCTGAAGCTCCAGCGCCGGCCGGCGCTGACGGTGAACAAGATCATCAGCACGCTGTCGACGGTGTTCGGCGAGCAGATTTACAACCGCTCCGAGACCCTGTTCCGCCCCGCAGCCGGCGCTCCAAATGAGACTGCCGAGGCGCTGACGAAGGTCTTCATGCAGATCAGCCAGAACAACCAGCTCCCGTGGGTGCGCTCGGACCTGTTCGCTGACGGCGCGATCCGCAGCCGTGGTTTTGTGGACATCCGCATGGATTTCACCGACAGCCTGCGCGGCGAGGTGCGGATCACGAACCTGAACAGCAAGAACGTGGTCGTGGACCCGGATGCTGAGGAGTACGACCCGGATTCCTGGAACGACATATTCATCACGAAGTGGATCACGCCGCAGGACGTGGCGATCCTCTACAACGAGGAGGACGCGGAGTACCTGAAGACCCGCGACACCAGCGCCTACCCATACGGTTACGACTCCATCGAGCGCACGCGTGACCGCTTCGGCGGGAACCAGCTCCTTGCCGGCTACTACGGCATCCTGGACCCGCAGTTTGTGCGCCGGAACATCCGCATTCTGGACCGCCAATACCACATGCTCGACAAGATGCTCCACTTCGTGGATGTGGAGACTGGCGATATGCGTCAGGTACCAGCGGATTGGGACCGGAACCGGATCGCTGCACTGCTGGAGAAGGCTGGCGGGACGATCAGCACCATGAAGAAGCTGGTCAAGCGCGTCCGGTGGACGGTGACGGCGGACCAAGTGGTGCTCCACGACGACTGGTCGCCCTATAAGCACTTCACCGTGGTGCCGTACTTCCCGCACTTCCGCTACGGCCGCACCATCGGCCTCGTCGAGAACTTGATCGGCCCGCAGGAGCTGCTGAACAAGACCCTCAGCCAGGAGCTGCACGTGATCAACACGTCGGCGAACAGCGGCTGGAAGGTGAAGAAGGGTGCTCTGGCGAACATGAGCGTCGAAGAGTTGGAGCAGACGGGTGCCGCCACCGGCCTCGTGCTGGAGCTGGACGACATCAACAACGCCGACAAGATCAGCCCGAACCAAGTGCCTACCGGCCTGGATCGCGTCAGTTACAAGGCTGAGGAGCACATCAAGACGATCTCCGGCGTCAGCGACTCGATGCAGGGCTTCGACCGCGAGGACGTGGCGGCGAAGGCGATCAGCACCAAGCGCCAGCAGGGCAGCCAGAACCAGATGAAGGTGATGGACAACCTGGAGCGGACGGACTACCTGATCGCCCGGAACACGCTGGACCTCGTGCAGCAGTACTACACGGAGCCGCGCATCATCAACATCACCCACGACGACGTGACCCGCGAGGTGACGACGGTCAGCGTCAACGAGGTGACGCCGGAAGGCATCATCAACAACGACCTGACTATCGGCGAGTACAGCATCGTCATCACCAGCCAGCCATACCGCGCCAGCCTGGAAGACAGCCAGTTCGAGCAGGCCGTGAACCTGCGCGAGATCGGCATACCGATCCCGGACGACGTGCTGATCGAGTCCAGCCGTCTGCTGCGCAAGGCCGACATCGTGAAGAAGATGGCCGGCGACCAGGAAAGCCCCGAGGCTCAGCGGAAGGCTCAGCGCCAGGAGCGCCTGGAAGAGGCCACCGCCGCGACGGCCGAGGCCGACGTGATGTCGAAGCAGGCCGACGCGAAGCTGAAGGCTGCGAAGGCGGATGCCGAGATCGCGCGGGTGCAGATCGAGGGTCAGCGGGCAGCCAACGAACCGGACCCGATGGTGCAGATGCAGGCGGATTTGGCGAAGGTGCAGCAAGAGTTGGAGCTGATGCGCGAGAAGTTCGCGCTGGAAGCCCAGGCGAAGCAGCAGGATATGGCGCTCAAGCAGCAGGACGCCGAGCTGGACCGCCAGATCAAGCAAGACAACGCGGCGCAGGATGCCGTGCTGAAGCAGCAACAGGCCGAGCTGAACATGCAGCAGCAAGCGAAGCAAGGCGAAAAAGAGCAGGAACCCGAGTCCTTTTAACGGAGAACCACCATGCACGTAAACGCACTCATGAAGCGCTTCCTCGATGAGAACGACGGTGACGGCAACGACCTGCCCGGCTCGTTCAAACCCTCCGATGCCGCCGCTCGCGGCGACCTCCCGGCCGAACCCACTAAGGTGGACACCAAGTCCGAGGACGTGAAGATCGCTGCCGAGGACATCAAGACTGACGACGCGAAAGCTGACGAGGCGAAGGCCGACGAAGACAAGGCGCGCGACGACAAGGGTCGCTTCGCGAAAAAGGAAGACTCGCCGATGGTGCCGAAGGCCCGCTTCGATGAGGCCGTCGAGAAGGAACGCGCCGCCCGCATCGCCGCCGAGCAGCGGCTGGCCGAGATGGAGGCGAAGATCGGCAAGGCCGACGTGGCTGCGGACATCGAGAAGATCGAAACCGAAGTCCAGGGCCTGGAGAAGGAGTACAACAAGCTGATGCTCGAAGGAGCCAGCGACAAGGCGGCGGAAGTCATGAAGAGCATCCGCCACAAGGAGCGCGAGATCGTGCGCCTGGAGCAGAAGCAGACTGAGAGTGTGCGGGACCAGGAGCGCGCCCAGGAGCAGGCTGTCGAAGCCGAGCGTGCCCGCGTCAACGAGGTGGTGGCCGAGCTGCAAGCGGCTCACCCGGAGCTGAACGAGGAGGACACTGAGTCGTTCAACCCGAAGCTCGTGAACCTGATCCTTGCCGAGCAGAAGCGGCTGATGGCCGACGAGAAGCTGTCGCCTTCGGCAGCCCTGCGGAAGGCTGCTGACGACGTGATGGAGCTGCGCGGCAAGCCGGCTGCGTCGCTCAAGGACGCCAAGAAGGACGGCGAGGGCAAGGATGTGGAGGCAAAGCGGAAAGCCGAGGCCACGAAGAAGGCCCTGGAAGCCGCGAACAAGCAGCCTGCTTCCACCAAGGAAACCGGCATGGACAGCGACAAGCACGGTGCGAAGACGGACGGCGACGTGGACAAGATGTCGTTCGAGGAGTTCTCCGCGCTGCCGGAAGCCACGAAGTCGAAGCTGCGGGGTGATTACGTATGACCCCCGCCGCACCGACTGTCACCACCTCCGACATCCTGGCGAAGATCAAGGAGACGACGTACACGCTCCTGCCGGACGGCCGCACCACGATCTGCCAGATCACCTTGACCAACGGGTACACGATCATCGGCAAGAGCGCCTGCGTCTGCGTCGAGAACTACAACCAAGCGCTGGGCGAGAAGTATGCCTTCGAGGACGCGACCAGCAAGATTTGGGAGCTGGAAGGCTACCTCTTGAAGGAACAACTGTACCAGGGTACGGCGCGAGGTGACGTGAATCAGTACGCGCAGGAGCAAGCTGAACAGTTGCGCGCGCATCTTGACGAACTGTACGAGGCGCTGGGTGTAGCCCCCGGCGGAAATCCCTTCGTCATGATCGACAAGCTTCGGTCGGGCAGCACCCGGCTCGACTTCATCGCGCGGCTCTGCCATGAGGTGAACCGTGCCTACTGCGAAGCGCTGGGCGACACCTCTCAGCTTTCGTGGGAGCAGGCACCTCAGTGGCAGCGCGAGTCGGCACGCGTGGGTGTGGACTTCCACCTCAGCGGCAACTTCGGCCCCGAGGCGAGCCACATGAGCTGGATGAGCAATAAGCTCTCCGAGGGCTGGAAGTACGGCCCGGTGAAGGACGCCGAGAAGAAGGAGCACCCCTGCATGGTGCCTTTCGACCAGCTCCCGAAGGAGCAACAGGCCAAGGACTACATCTTCCGGGCCGTTGTGCACAGTTTTTCAACCGCGAAAGGAGTGTGATCCGTGGGTACCAAGCGTGGTGGTAAGGGCAAGGGCGGTGGCGGCAAGAAGTGCTGACCCTCTTGTGAACTGCCTCGGACTCTGATAGAGTCTGACGCACTCGGCCAGCCCTCCGGGGCTGGCCGACAACCACCTGGGGTTTGTACCAGGACTCGCAAGCCCAAGCGATAAGAGGCCGCGTCGATCCCGTAAGGACCGTACTTCGCAATTCGGCAGCGACACAGCCGGACGCAGACACCGCGAGAGCGTGTTGGAGAGCTTCGGCTCAATGCGATTTGTACGGTCACTTACATAGGAGATTAGACCGTGACGTATACCAACTTTGCAGCGCTGACCACGGAACAGAAAACCGTCTGGTCAATGGACCTGTGGCGGCAAGCCCGCAACATGTCCTTCGTGAACCGCTTCCTCGGCAAGGATGCCAACTCGATGATTCAGCACATCACCGAGCTGAAGAAGTCCGAGAAGGGCGCTCGCGCCGTCATCACCCTGCTGGCTGACCTCGAAGGCGACGGCGTTGCCGGCGACCGCTCGCTGGAAGGCAACGAAGAGGCGATGAAGTCCTACGATCAAGTGATCCGCCTGGACCAACTGCGCCACGCCAACCGCCACGAAGGCCGCATGGCCGACCAGAAGTCCGTCGTCACCTTCCGGGAAAACTCCCGCGACGTGCTGGCCTACTGGCTGTCCGACCGCATCGACCAACTGGCCTTCCTGACCCTGGCCGGTATGGCGTACACCACCAAGAACTCGGGCGGTACCCGCGTCGGCTCCGACCTCGCCAACCTGGAGTTCGCCGCCGACGTGAAGACCCCCAGCTCGAAGCGCTACTTCGTCTGGGACGCCGCCAACAAGGACTTCGTGACCAACACCTCCAACACGCAGCTCGTTGGTGGTGCCATTGGTACTGGCGACTACCCGATGTGGGAGCTGTTCGTCCAACTCAAGGCTTACGCCAAGGACAACTACATCCGTGGCGTCCGCGAGAACGGCGGCGAAGAGGTCTACCACTGCTTCATCTCGCCGCAGGCGATGGCGAAGCTGAAGCTGGATGCGAACTACCTGCTGAACCTGCGCCACGCCCAACCGCGTGGTGACGGCAACGCGCTGTTCACCGGCTCCAGCGTCAAGATCGACGGCATCTACTTCCACGAGTTCCGCCACGTGCCGAACACCCGCACTGCCGCTGCCGGCAGCAAGTGGGGCGCTGGTGGTGCCGTGGACGGCTGCCGCATCCTGTTCTGCGGCGCGCAAGCGCTGGGTATGGCCGACATCGGTGCGCCGGAGTGGGTCGAGAAGGGCTTCGACTATGAGAACCAGCAGGGCATCAGCACCGGCAAGATTCTCGGCTTCCTGAAGCCCCAGTTCTACACGCAGTACAGCGGCAACACCGTGGAAGACTTCGGTGTGATCGCTGTCGACGTGGCTCAATAAGGAGATCGTCATGGCAAAATTGACCAAGGCCCGCTCTGCCCAGTACCCGCTGGTGGCCGAGTTCGTCTTCAACTTCAACGACACGATGCTGGACATCAACAGCGTCGAGAAGTCGTTTGGCTCCGTCTTCGGCGACGCTGGCACCTTCGAGGTGATCCCGCTGCCGCCCGGTGCCGTGATTGTTGGTGGCGAACTGATCGTCGAGACGCAGGGTGTCGGCCCCACCGTCTACACCGTGTCCATCGGCAACAGCTCCAGCGCTACTGCGTACCTCGCGGCCACCGACCTGAAGGCTGCGTCCGGCACCCGCACCGCCCTGACTGGCCTCGGCCTCGGCTCCAACGACGGTAAGAACGTCCGGATCGCTATCGCGTCCACCGTCGCCAACGCCTCGGCCGGCAAGGCCCGCGTCCGTGTGATGTACACCATCGACGGTCGCGCCAACGAAGTCGCGACGACCTAAGTCGCTTCCGAGCAACGGGGCTTCGGCCCCGTTGCTCAATCTACTCTAGGAGAAACGCATGGCTGAATACGTACTGAACCGGACCTACGTGCTGCGTAGCCTCTCCGGCCACTCCGTCGCCTTCGAGAAGGGCGTCCCGACTTTCGTGCCGAACGCTTGCATCCGCGAGGTCGAGGCCATTGGTGGTGAGCGCATCGACGCCAAGAACGGCGAGGGCCTGGACGAGCCGGCTCAGAAGCAGGAACCGCAAGGCGAAGAGCGGGAGCAACTGATCCTCGAAGCATTCAAGGAGATCGTGGCGAAGAACGCCCGCGATGAGTTCACCGCCCAAGGCGCCCCGCACGTCCGCGCCCTGAAGACCCTGTTGGGCTTCGAGGTGGACAACAAGGAGCGCGATAAGGTCTGGAAGAAGTATCAGGCCGAGGAAGGTTCGAAGTAATGGACTCGACCGGCCTGTACGAGGCGTTCCGTGAGGATGTCGTCGACACCGCGAAGCCGTACCTGTGGACGGAAGACGAGGTGTGGCGCTACATGGACTACGCGTACAGGCTGTTCGTCCGCCTGACGGGTGGCGTCCACGACTTTCTGTCGGACGTTACCCGCATCAATGTGGTGGCCGGCGAGGCTACTGCCGAGATGCACGAAAGCATCATCAAGACCGAGCAGGCATTCAAGATGTCTGACGGCAAAGAGATCGAGATCGTTAACTGGTCTGACCAGAAGAAGATGGCGACCGCCGACTACGGAATCGTCCGTCAGATTTACCTCGACGACCGTCCTGGTCCGGTTCAGTACATGGTCATCGGCAACCAGCGCGGCGTCGTGAAGTGGGTCCGCGTCCCGGAATACGACGACACGGTGCAGCTCCAGGTCTACCGGCTGCCTATCGACCACATCATCGGCGACGACCAGGAGTTTGTCGACGTTGCCGAAGATCACCACAACCAGTTCCTCCTGGGCATGAAGTCGCAGGCGTACCTGAAGCAGGACGCCGAGACGTTCAACCGTGCCAAGGCGGACGAGAACGACCAGAAGTTCAGAGCCTACTGCGCCTTCGTGAAGTCGGAGTGGGAGCGCTACAAACACAAGCCGAGGGTGGTGACGTATGGCGGCATCTAACGACCTCTCTATCAAGCAGGGCAAGACCTACTCGCAGATTCTGCGGTGGGAATCGGCCCCACACATCTACAAGGCGATCACCGCGATCACCCAGGCGGCTCCGGCGCGCATTACGTGCCCGACCCACGGCATACCCAACGGATGGCGCGTGGCGGTGGTCTCGGTGAAGGGCATGACCCAGATCAACGCCGAGAACAGCCCGCCGAAGGATCGCGACTATCACCCGGCTACCGTCATCGACGTGAACACGGTCGAGCTGAACGACGTGAACAGCGCCGGCTTCAAGGCGTACACCAGCGGCGGCTACCTCCAGTTCTACACCCCGGTGGACCTGACCGGTCACACCGCTCGCATGAGCATCAAGGACAAGAAGGGTGGCACCGAGCTGCTGAGCCTCACCACTGTCAACGGTCGCCTGGAGATCGACACGGTGGACAAGTCCATCGGCATCTCCCTGAGCGCGGCCGACACGGCGGCACTCACGTGGAAGAAGGGTGTGTACGACCTCGAAATGGTTTCCGGCGCGGGCGTTGTCACCGAGCTGCTGTCCGGTTCCGTCACGGTGACGACAGAAGTGACAACGTAAGGAGAACACCATGTCCAAGGGTAATACTTTTGAAAATGATTGGCTCAAGCTGGTCTTCAACGCCACGGCCATCGCCAACATGGCCGACAACGCCGCCGCGTCGCCGCTGACCAACTTGTACGTGTCACTGCACACAGCCGACCCCGGTGAAGCCGGCGACCAGACCACCAGTGAAATCTCCTACACCGGCTATGCCCGAGTGGCTGTGGCCCGCACCAGCGGTGGGTGGACGGTGACGGCGAACAGCGTCAGCCCGGTGGCGAACATCGACTTCGGCGCGATGACTGCCGGCGCGGGCGGCACCGCTTCGTTCTTCGCTGTCGGCACCGCTTCATCCGGGGCGGGCAAGATTCTCTACAGCGGCGGTATCAGCCCGACGATTAGCGTCGTCAACGGCGTGATCCCGCGTCTGACCACGGCAAGCACCATCACCGAGGACTAAGCTGTGCTCAACCTAGCGTCGACGAGCGACAAAATCCAGGTCGTCACGGGGGTGGCCGCAACCACCATTGAGGTTCATACGTCTTGGGTTGACCTCAACGGAACAACCGTGACCCCTGGCCGTACCAACAGCCGTATCACCACGGCTGCGACCACGGACATCGTGCCTTCGCCGTCTGCGGGAACGGTTCGCAACGTCAAGGGTATCTACATCAACAACAACAGCGCCGGCACCAACTGCCCGATCTCTGTTGTTCATACGGATGGTGCCAGCGCCATCGAGTTGATGAGCTTTGTCCTGCTGCCGGGTGAGTTCCTGACGTTTAACGAAGAGGGTGGCTGGCGGCACCGGGACAACCAGGGTGCTGAGTACCCGTCCTCCGGGATGGGCAACTACAACGGCAAACTCGTGCCTTTCATGAAGACCAGCACCGCAGCGAAGGCTGCGGGTAACTGGTACTGCACGTCGAAAGATGCCGGCTACCCTGGCGCGTGGGCTGTCGGTACGCCTGGCGTCAACGGGCGCGTCACGGACGGCACTACTAGCGCTGACTATGGTTGCATCCCGATCACCAACGCGGTGTCCGGCTCCAACTTCCTGACCGCGCTGGACATGCAGGCCAGCGTGAACCACACGCACGACTTCTTCGATTGCCTGTGGGTGAATAGTGGCATCGCCGTGACCACCACGACGGCCCAAACCATAGCCTCCCCGACCTTGCCGGCACGGGATGTCAATGGTGCAACCAGCGGTGAAGGCTGCGGGATCGCTTTGCTCTTTACTGCCGCATCGACCAACGGCGCGGCGATCAGCAACACGACGGTCAGCTACACCAACAGCAAAGGCGTTTCCGGTCGCACGGCAACCCTGACGACGGCCACCGGCTCGGCTATCCCGGCATCGCCGGTCATCGGCACGATGATCTGGTTTGCGCTGCAAGCGGGTGACACGGGCGTCCAGTCCATCCAGGGCATCACCCTTGGCACGTCGCTTGTCACCGGCTCTGTGTCCCTGATGATCACCCGCGACATCTGCACCATAGGTACGACCATGGTAAACGTGGCGTCTGCTAAGAACATCGGCTCTCCTGGCATCAAGATGTTCAACGGCACTTGCCTACTGCACAACATCATGGCGAGCGCCACAACGGCGACCTTCATGTCTGGATCACTGACTGTGATGGAGAAGTAACATGGCCCTCATCGACGACATCCGCGCTTTACCGGCTGAATTGCTGGCGCTACGGAGCACACAGGCTATCGCTGATGCGCTACCGAAAAGAAAGGTTGTGCAGAAGGCCGAGGTGGGTGATGGGGCTATCTCCATAGCTCTCGGCTTCCCCACTGGACCGGTTTTCTTGTACCAACTGGAATCCATCGCAGGCGCTCCGCTTGCTGCTGATGCCAGTGTCGAGCAGGTCGCTCAGTATGCGATGGTTCGGCAGGCTTGGCGCTCCATCAGTAAAGGCGCTTTCGACGCTGGAGACCCTTCGGTACGAGCGTCCTTGGATTTGTTCGTCGGCCTCCTTCCTGGTTTTGGTGCCGAGCAGGCAGCGGCGATTAAGCGACTGGCTGAGGTGGACGTACCCGTCAGCGAATACGAAGTGAGGGTGGTTTGCTGGTCTGACATCGGGGAGTGGCTTGTATGACGACTACTACTGCAACTAAGACGCCGCGCTCGCTGGTTGCTGCCGGCACCACTAACGCCGCTGCCGGGACAACGCGTGCTGTGCTCGACTTGCGCACCACGTTCGGGGGCATCCTGACCGTCCGTATGACTAACGGGGGAACAGGTCCGAGCGTTCAGTGTCTCTGTAACGTGTTGGTGGCTCATAACTCTGGGTCAACTCCCGCTGCGGCGAGTAAAGGAACCGACTGGAAGACCATTGCGTCTGTCGGGAACGGTATCACCGCCAGCACAGATAACGAGTGGAGCTTCATCATTGATCAATCGGTGATGCACCTTGAGGTCGAGTTCGCAGGTAACACTGTGCAGCCTGTCACGGTCGAGGCGCAGTTCTCTGAGTTGACCAACATCGTTAACGCGTAGCGCCATGCTGTCGCGGCGCATCCCTTGGGACAAGGCCGATCAGCGGCCGGCAGCACTGGACCGCACATCGCAGTACGCCAAGGGCTTGCTCTACGCGGCAAAGGTCAACGAGCGATACCCATTGGATGTTGTGACAGGTGCCCGCTGCACCTGGAACAACACGATGGTCCCAACTACCACCCCGATGGGCAAGGGCATCGCTAGTGACGGGAACTACTCTTGGCTGATTGACACGCACCCGAGTCCGCCCACTGCCAGCAACCTATTGGACATGGCGGCCTTCGCGCTCGTGCATCAAAGAGCGGCGACTGTGGGTATGGCCCGCTATATCTCGACAATGCGGATTTCGGCAGGGAACTACGTAAGCTCCGTTGGGTTCAATGCCTCCGGGCAATTTACCTACGGAATAGTCGGAGCCGACAGTATTGAGCGCACCATCACCGGGACTACGGTCGCAACGGCCGGCAACACCTACGTCGTCTATGGTCGGCGCGTCAAGGGGGTCGCCATGGAGTTGTACGTCAATGGGGTATTGGAGGCCACCGGCCCTGACTACACGACCCCTAACGGTGGCACATGGAACGCGGTGTATAGCAGTCAGGGACTTGGCTCCCCATACCCGGCCGAAACCTGTGTGCTGCACACCTACGCCCACTGGGTCGGCGTGGTGCATACCCCGTTTCAGATCGCCGAGCTTGCGGCCAATCCTAGCGTGATCTTCGCCCCATGACTGTCCGCCGCCTCATCATCCCTTACGGCCCGAATACGGGGGTGTCTTCCTCCCCGGCCACCACTGTGTTGTCTCGTCGCTCCCCAATGGGGGCGAGGGTGCACCTCAACGGCAAGCTTGACCGCACGAACCCCTTGACACGGGGTTTGTCGCTTGCGATGGACTTGCGTGACCTTAAAGATGCGGTAAGCAACACCTACAGCACATCTGTGGGAACAAAACCCGCTGTCGGCGGGAAAGGGGTAGGTCGGGGATTCGGCAGTACTTCGGGGGTGGGTTCCTCAGACACAGTAACCAGCTCGCTGGTCAGCCATAACAGCAGTCGAACCTACTTCGCTTTGCTGAAGCGGAGCGGAGATGGTGGTGGGGCACTCGGGCGGGTTTTCGACAAGCGCACAGTCGGGGTACAGACAGAAGTTCTGTTCATGTCGGCAGGTGTCCTTGAGTATGACCGAAGTTTCAGCGACGGCTTGTTGTGGGGGCAGTGGACGTGGACACCGCCCGTTCTAGACAAAGACGTGGCGGTCTGCCTCACTTATGACAGCAGTTCTGTAAGCAACACGCCTGAGTTGTATTACGACGGGGTATCGCAGACCAGAACCGTCATGACAGCCCCTACAGGTGTCACGACCGCTAACAGCGACCCCTATGTCATAGGCAACCGAGGGAACGACAACGCTCGGAGCTGGGACGGCCTGATCTACTGTTTCTACGTGTGGGACAGGCTGCTTAGTGCTGCGGAAATTGCGTCTATCTCCAGTAATCCGCTACAAATCTTTGAGCCGGTAACTCAACGACTGTTGTTGCCTACCGTCAAACTGACGGCGCATCCGGGTGCGAACACCCACACGAATCCAGGAACATTCGATGCTGAATCGAACCCCACAGCGTGGTTTAGCTCATTGGTGCCTAGTGGGGGTTGGTTTACGGATGAGCTTATTCCGTTTGTCAGTTCCAGTGATATCGTCTCGGCAGCGGGTACGTCTGCTGGTGTAGGCTCGGCAGCAGCAACTGGGGTCAAGACTGCAACAACCACTGGCTCGTCGACTGGTACGAGTACGGTTTCCGGTGTGGGTGTCTCCGCAACCCAGTCCTCTGGCTCGTCCACAGGCACAGGCGCGGCAACGGGCGCGGGCGCAACCGTACTAGCCGCCGTAGGCTCATCCGCAGGTACGGGCGCTGCCGCCGCCACAGCCCTCGCGGTCGATGCTGCATCAGGCTCAGCTACCGGCACAGGCGCAGCCAACGCGACAGGTGTTGCTCTGGCACCTGCCAGCGGGTCAACCGCTGGTGTCGGCGCGGCCTCGGCCACTGGAGTCACGCTCGCCACGAGCACCGCGTCTTCCACTGGCGTCGGTGCTGCGTCGGCGACATCTGGTGTCGTCCTGGCGAGCATCGGCACGGCGGCAGGCACAGGTGCAGCGTCAAGCACAGGCACTACGCTGGCTACGTCTGTCGGTTCCGCAGCGGGTACGGGCACAGCCTCTGCGGGCGGCGCGAACGCATCCTCCGGCGTCACGTCGGGCACTGGCTCCACAGCGGGCACGGGTACAGCGGCGGCTACCGGCACCACCCTGGCGACGACCGCTGGCTCGTCCGATGGCACCGGGGCAGCAGCGGCAGCGGGAGAGGCTATTGCGCCCAGCTCGGCTACGTCCACCGGTACGGGTGCAGCGACTGGTGCCAGCGCCGCCGTTGCTGTGTCTTTCGGCAGCTCGGCGGGGGCTGGCGCAGCGGCAGCTACCAGCACAGCGTTGGCCGTCAGTGCTGGTTCTACCTCTGGTACGAGTGCCGTCAACGCGACCGGTGTCACCCTCGCAGCCTCTACCGGCTCGTCATCTGGCATTGGTGCTGCCTCGGGTGTCACCCTGAAGCTGGTAGGTGGCACCGGCTCTACGGCAGGTACAGGCGCGGCGGCAGCAGCTACCGGCGTCACCCTAGCTGCGTCTACCGGCTCGTCCACAGGCACCAGCTCTGCCGCAGCGGTGGGTACCGACGCAGCGAGTGCGTTCTCCCCCTCTGTGGCGTCCTCGGTAGGCTCCGGGGCGGCGGCAGCTACGGGTATCGCTATCGCTCGGACGACGGCTTCGTCGGGCGGTACAGGCGCGGCGACGGCGAGTGGTGTTGCCCTGGTGGTGGCCGCAGGCTCGTCCTCCGGCACCAGCGCGGTCTCGGCTGGCTCGGCGAAGATCATTCCCTTCTCGGGTAGCTCGGCGGGCACCAGTACGGTAACGGGCGCAACGGCGAAGGTTCTGCCCTTCACGGCTTCGTCTACCGGAACGAGTACGGCGGGTGCGGCTGGCGTCACTCAAGCGGAGTCTACCGGCACGGTCACTGGGGTAGGGAACGCATCGGCCGTAGCTGTTGCGCTGGCTATCTCTCAAGGCTCGGCAGCGGGTACGTCTACTGCGGTCGCCTATTACCACACTCCGTACGCGATCACGGTGGACGACCTGGGCCGACAGCAGTACGTCCAGGTGGGCACGCCGCAGGTATTCGTGCGACTGATCGAGACACCTTGGTACGTCACCCTCTCGGCGGAAGACGAGCGTGTGATGCTTAGCAAACCGGACATTTTCATCAAAGAGGCTGCGTAACATGGACCTTTCCACGCGTGACCAAGACATCGCCGAATCCCAGCGGCTCCTGGCTGATCGACTGCCGAACATGCTGGCGATCATCTTCCTGACCCCCATCGCCATGCTGTTCGCCCCGGAGTCAGGCTACTGGCCGGAGGGCAGCATGTGGCGCTACTTCGCTGAATGGAAGTGGGGTCTCGACGGCGACCCCTACTGGAAGGCTAAGTACGGCTCAGGGGTGAAGGACTGGTGGACTCGCTGCTTGTGGGTGTGGCGCAACGCCAACATCTGGGAGAGCGAACACGGCGTCAACGCGAACAACATCGTCAAGCTGGAGTACGAGGGTGAGCCGATGGTTGGTAATCACCCGCTGGTGGAAGGCTCTCTCGCCATCCACGCTTGGGACAAAGACGGCAAGCGCTTCTGGGCCTACTACGACGTGAAGAAGCTGAGCGACACCCGCTGTCACCGCAGCTACATCGGGTGGAAGCTGCAAGAGGTGCTGCACAACTTCATGAAGACCGGCAGCTACGTGGGTACAGGCGACCCGATCATGCCTGCGGTCTACTCCGTTTCATCCACCATGGGGTACACACTGTGACAGGCGAGTTCATAGAACGGCGGGAGCACCCCGGCGTGGAGGGTGAAATCTACGCCCTGCGTCGTGACGTGCATGACGTGAAGGACGCAATGCAGAAGATCGCAGAAGCGGTCACGCGTTTGGCCGTGTTGGAAGAGAAGCACACCGCTCAGTCCGGGGCGATAAACCGTGCATTCAGTTCGCTGAAGGCCGTCGAAGAGTCTGTGGCTAAGCATGAGAAAGCCGACGACGAGAAGCACGCGTCTCTGGAGCGCACGATGGCTTTCGTAAAGGGCATCCTCATCACGGTGTCCGTGCTCTGGACCGTGTTCGGCGTGTTCATCTCCGACACAGTACGCGAGACCGTCAAAGCTGTTGAGGTCATCAAGGTCCACGTCAACGAGGACAAGGTGAAGTCTCCCGAGGATGTGAAGAAGCTCATGGAGTCGTCGAAGTGAGCGTCCTCGTCTGCAAGCACACTCGTGCCCAGTGTGACCGCGCCGAGTTCTGCGTGATGCGCCGCCCCGCGCCCGAAGACGCACTCCACGTTATGTACTTCATGCCTGACACCCCAGGCGACCGCTGCCCGCACTTCATCATGAACCCGAGGGACCGCAATGAAACCTCTTGAGCTGCTTCTACAACGCGACGAGTTCGGCGCGGATTACACCCTCGGGAAGCTCTTCGCCGACGGCCGGTACTTCGGCGAAATCTGCGAGGACAAGGACCGCTACCTGGAGAACGGCGGGCAGAAGGTCTACGGCGAGACCGCCATCCCGCGTGGACGCTACCGGGTCGTGCTTAGCTTTAGCCAGCGCTTCGGTCGCGTCATGCCGGAGGTGCTGGGTGTGCCCCAGTTCAAAGGTATCCGCTTCCACGGCGGCAACAGCCCGCAGGACACCGAGGGTTGTTTGCTGCTGGGCCGCAACCGCAAGGCAGGCGGCGTGTTCGACTGCCACGAGCGCAACGAGACGCTGATCCTCCTGATTGAGAACGCCGAGGAGGACTGGCGCGAGTGCTGGCTGGAGGTGGTGTGATGGAATCGCAAATCGTCTTGGGAGTGATGGTGCTGCTGGGTCTGCTGGTGCTCCTGCACTGGCAGCGGTGTCCCGATCAGTTCGACCTTCGCTGGATTCTTGTGGACACCGAGACGCAGAAGGTGAGCCTGTTCAAGGCAGGTCAGCTTGTCGCCCTGATCGTCAGCACCTACGCCTTCGTGATCCTGGTCCAGCGCGACAAGCTCACTGAGTGGTTCTTCGCTGGCTACATGCTGACATGGGCTGGAGCGAATCTGGCAAACAAGTGGATCACTTCTACGAAAGGACAACCGTGACATGCTCGACAAACTTCTCGGATTCATCGGCCTTCCCTCTCCCGCTGTTCTGGTGGGTGTCCTTCTGGCTCTGGGTGCCGTGGCAGGTTGGTCGTACAGCATGGGAGACAGCTCTGGTTTCAACCGAGCCGAAGCTGCCCGCGCCAAGGCTCAGGACGGGGCTTTTGACGTACTCCGTCAGGAGCTGGCGTCTACACGAGCAGAAGCCATGGCTGAGGCAAGAGCAAGAGCTGAGGCAACGGCTGAGGCTGACCGGCAGAAAACCAACGCTGCGTTTACTTTGAAGGAGCTGCGCAATGAGAAAAGTCGTCCTCGCCCTGATTGCGTGCCTGAGCCTTATCGGGTGCGCCTCAACACCGCAATCGACGCCGTTAACAAACCCCTCGCCGGTTCCCGTGATACCGGAATCCTGCCTATCAGCCTGCCAGCCGCTCCCGCTGCTCGGATCGGATTTGGGCCGGTGGATGGAGGACACAGTGGAGGTAGCGGGGGAGTGCCTGCGCCTGCACTCAACATGTCGACGAATACTCAGTAAGTGAACAAGCGTGTGCCCCAGCCGAAGGTGGGTGCTTGTGGGGCATACGTGCGGCCCCGAAACATCGGCAGACCGAGGCGTAGAAAGCTCCTTACGCCTCGGTCACTTTAGGAGATCACCATGAAGAAGATCAGCGCCGCCAGCGGCGTGCGCAACGACCTCTCCCCGGAGCGGTTCGCTGAGACAGACCTTACAGCCGGGACGAACATCGAGCTGGACGAGACAGGCAAGACCTACCGCCGCCTCGGTGTCACCTCGGTGGCTCCTGGCAACATGCACAGTCTGTTCTCGGCTGGGCAGTTCAGCTACGTCGTCAAAGACGGCTGGCTCTGCCTCGTCGACGTGAACACCCCGTCGTTCACCCAGATCATCCAAGTGAAGGGTGAGCGCGTTGCCTACACCCCAGTCAACGACCGGGTGTTCTGGTCGGACGGTCTCCAGTCTGGCGAACTTCTCGGCGCGATGAACCGCCGCTGGGGTATCCAGCCGCCTCCGGCCGTCGTGGCGACGGAAGGCTACGGCAACCTGGAGTCCGGCACGTACGTCTACACCATGACTTACGTGCGCGCTGACGGCACTGAGAGCGGCCCTGCACCCTGGATGTCCACGAGGCTGGGCACAGGCAAAGGGTTGTTGTTCACCGGCCTGCCGATCTCTACCGACATCACGGTGGTGGGTAAGCGGCTGTATGTCAGCCACTGCAACGGGGAGGTGCCTCTGCTAGCCGCCACTCTGGCGAACTCTGACACATCCTGCACCTACTCAGGGGCAGGGCTGCTGTCGATCCCGGTGCGCGGGAAAGCCTGCGGCGCGGCACCGGCTGGGCGGGTCGTCGGCCACTACAAGGGGCGTACTTTTGTCGCTGAAAACAACTACCTATGGTATAGTTTGCCGTACGAATACGGGCTGTTTGACTTGTTGCGCGGGTACCTCGGATTCTCTGCCCCAGTGACGACCTTCGCCGCAGTCTCTGATGGAGTCTACGTCGGTACTGAGAGCGAGATAGTCTTCCTGAGTGGTGACGATCCCGCCGCGTTCGAGCTGCGGCCGGTGGCGGACTACGGGTCGATTCTGGGCACCGAAGAGTACGTCCCGAACTACTACGTAACGAAGGAAGGGCTGCCTGAGATGGTACCGATGTGGATGTCAAAACACGGCGTCGTCGTCGGTCTACGTGGCGGCGAATTCAAGAATCTGACTGGTGGGCATTTCATCCTGCCGGAAGGTGTGTCCGCAGGCGCGAGCTTGCTCAAGGTACGCGGCGGCACGCCGCAACTCATCACTTCTCTCTTCGATTAAGGAGAAAACACTATGGCTACTCGTTTGTCCACCGGCCTCGTCAACGCCCTCATGGCGACTGGCAGCTTCAAATCCCTCTTCGAGAACTCCGGCGCTGGTGCCAACGCTGGCTTCCTCATCGACGTGTACACCGGCACCCAGCCGGCTGCTGCCGATGACGCAGCCTCCGGCACCCTGCTCGTCACCATCAGCGCGGGCGGTGCCGGTACCGGCTGCACCTTCGAGGCCAGCGCCGGCTCGCCGAATGCCGGTGAGTTGGAGAAGAACGGCTCCGAGTCCTGGAGTGGTACGGCTGGTAACAGCGGTACGGCTGGCTGGTTCCGCCTGCGGCGCAAGGCTGATGCCGGCACTGCATCCAGCACCAGCGAGATGCGGATGGACGGCGCGATCTCCACCAGCGGCGCTCAGATGAACCTGGGCAACCTGACGGTGACGGCCGGTGCCCCGTTTGTCCTGTCCGCTGCCGCGTTCACCCTGCCGAAGGCGTAAGCCATGACTCTCGTCGTCCCTAACGCGAGCGAGGTGTCCCTGGTCGAGTTCATGCTCGGCAAGAGCACACCCAACAACCAGGAGCTGCGGCTCTTCGTCAACAACAAGACGCCGGGTGACACGGACGTAGCCGCTGACTACACCCAGATGTCCACGCAGGGCTATGCGGCCAAGACCCTCACGAAGGGGAGTTGGACCGTAGCCTCATCGTCGAACGTCGGCACCGCCACGTACGCCGCGCAGACGTGGAACTTCAACGGTTCTGGCGGCGCGACGACGGTGTACGGCTACTACGTGGTCGACTCGGTGTCCGGGCTGCTGCTCTGGGCTGAGGCGTTCAACAGCCCGAAGCTGGTGCAGTACTCCGGTGACCAGATCACCGTCACCCCGACGTTCACCGGCTCGAAGGCGTAAACCATGGCAGCGTTGACATTCACCACGGGTGCGAAGAACTACCTGCTCGACGGCCTTACCGGCAAGGGCACCAACCTGTACTGCGCGCTGACGCAGTTGCGTCTGTTCAACGCTGCCAACGCCGCCTTGTGCGCGAACCTCGCCGTGACCTGGGGCACTCCAGTGCAAGGGACTGCCTCGCTGATCACCAACAGCGTGACGCCGACCGCGACCGATACGTGCACGAAGATGGAATGGTGGAACGCAGCGAACGCGTCGCAGGCAGCGCTCGGCGCTGCTTCCGTGTCTGGTGGTGGCGGGAACATCATCCTGGGTACCACCAGCTTCGTCACCAGCACGCCGGTCTCCATCGCCGCGACGCTCCGCGTACCGCTGAACAACGGCGGCACCATGCGCCTGAACCAAGCGCTGGCAAACCAGCTCGCTATCGCCATGACGACTGCCACAGGCGCTCCGTCGATGGCGAACGGCGGCACGATGTACTTCTACGACGGCACCCAGCCGGCGACGGCCGACACGGCGCTCTCTGGTAACAACCAGCTCGGCACGTTGACGCTCGCCCTAGCTGACTACGCAGCCGCCGCTGCCGGCTCTGCTGCGCTGGCTGCCAGCAAGTCCGTCACGCCGAGCGCCACTGGCACTGTGTCGTGGTGTCGATGGGTGAAGGGCAGCTACATCCTCGATCTATCGGTGGGTACGGTGGGCACCGACATCATCGTGGACAACACCGCGTGGGTCAGTGGTACCCCGCGCAGCATGACTGGCGCTACCTTGGTGATGCCGTAAATGTCGAACATCCCCACCTTCGACACCGGCGAGTACACCGTCGAGTCGACGGGCGTAGGGACCACACCCAAGTTTGACACCGGCACCTACAGCCGGATCACGACCGGCCTAAACGTACTACCCGGCGTCGACACTGGAGACGTGAACATCACGTTCTCCATGTCGATGAGCGGCGGCATGCTCTTCGCTGGTTCAGCTCCGCGCTCGTTCTTCCTGAACGGCACGGCCGTCAACGATCCGTTCACGTTCTCCACGGCGATGAGCGGTGGTGTGGTCTTCGCCGGCTCTGCTCCGGTATCGAGCCTCAGCGTGCTGCACGACGAGGTGGTGGCGCACGGCGGCGTGCTGCTCGGCGGCTCTGCCCCGGTGACGTTCGACTGGGTACAGATGACGCCCTCGGGCGGTCTGCTCCTCAGCGGTGCTGCCACCGTCACGTTCACCCCGGCGAACACCGTCAGCGCCACACTGCCTGCCGTCAGTGCTCTGCTGGCGGTGAACAACATCTCGGCGGACTTGCCGGTGTTCACGATGACCAGCACCGCCGTCCAGGCGAACGGTGCTCCCGTCGACGCCACCCTGCCGACGCTCAGCGCCAGCATCACCGGCAGCCCCGCAGTAGCCGGCACCATCGACGCCCAGTTCCAGCCGATCACGGTTGAGCTGGCGGGCGGCATGACGTACCTGTCGGCGACGCTACCGGTGATGGGTGTGGCGCTGACCGGCAAGGCTGGTATCGGCGGCACCCTGAGCGCCACGCTGTCGGCACCAGCCCAGACCATCACCGCCAGCGTGGCGATGTTCGGCACCCTCACGCCGAGCCTGCCTGCGCTCAGCGCGGCGTCCACGGCGCTCTCCGGTCTGCTTGGTTCCGTCAGCGCGAGCCTGCCCGCAGCCGGTGTGGCAGCTACCGCACTGACTGGCACCAAGGGCAGCGTCAGCGCTGCACTGCCCACCCTGTACGCGGACGCAGGCGCGGCTACGGCGGTCTACGCGACGCTGGCGGTGACGCTGCCGAGCACCAGGGCAGAGCTGCTGCGTCAGTACGTGCGCAGCCAGCTTCTGGTCCACGTGATGAACACTGTCACCAGCGCCGTCACGACATTCGACACGTACCCCTACAACAGCTTCGCCAAGATCGGTGAGAAGTACTACGCCGCAGGCCCTGACGGATTGGTGCAGATCGACACGCCTATTGCCGAGCTGCCCTGGAAGATGACCACGGGCTTGTTGTCGATGGGCACCGAGGCGCAGAAGCGCGCGAGCGACTTCTACATCGCCATGCGCTCTGCTGGCGAGGTCACGCTGCGCGTGAGCACGGATGAGAACGAGCCGTACGAGTACACACTGAACCCGCGCGACATCGAGACCATGAAGCAGCGCCGCTGCCTGATCGGTAAAGGTCTGCGCGGTGTGTACTGGCAGTTCGAGCTGGAAGGCGCCAGCGACTTCGACTTCGACGCATACAACGTCGCCGTGGTGGCGACGGAGAGGAGATTGTAATGGCTCTGGTAGACAGCATCCACACTGACGCTCTGTCTCGCGCCGATTCCTACGCGAGCACCATGAACAGCCTCAGCGACATGTCCATGGTGCAGGCTTGGGAGCCGGTTAACTGGTTCGCTGAGTGGTCCGCTCCGGCTTACATAGACGGGCCGACGAGCTTCGCCTCGTTCTGGACCGGCTATGCCGCCCCAGCGACCGAGATTCACGCGACGCTGCCGAACGCGCCGACGATTTCCGAGATCACGGTGCCGAGCTTCGGCAACGCGCCGGAGTTCCTGATGGCCGAGCCGGTGATCAACATCCCGGACGCGCCCAGCGCAGCTCTGCCCTCAGCTCCTGGCAACGCGCCGGACTTCACTGCGCCGACGCTGCCGGCTACGCCCACAATCTCGCTGCCGGCCGTACCGAGCTTCAGCAACGTGGTCGTGCCGGACCTTCCGGCTGTGGAGTACCCGACGTTCACTTCCTCGCTGCCGGTGGAGGACATCGCCGCGCCCAGCGAAGTGTTCAGCTATGCTGAGGAGCCGTACGAGTCGGCGCTGCTGGACGAGCTGAAGGCGAAGCTGATGAACGACCTCATCAACGGCGGCTACGGCCTGGACACCGGCGACGAGAGCCGGCTCTGGGAGCGTGCAGCCGAGCGTGAGCTGGTCAACACGGAGGTGGCGATCCAGGAAGCCACCCGACAGCATGCTGCACGCGGCTTCGCGCTGCCTCCTGGCGCACTGAACGCCTCCATCGAGCAGGCGCGCAACACTGCGCTGGAGAAGAACAGCTCGCTGTCCCGCGACATCATGGTGAAGAAGGCGGACCTCTACGCTGAGCACCGGAAGTTCACCATCGACCAAGTGCGCCAGGTCGAGCAGATGATGATCACCTACTTTGGCTACGCCGCCGAGCGGGCGCTGAACGCCGCGAAGAGTCTGGTGGAGCTGAGCATCGCCGTGTTCAACGCGCGGGTGGCGAAGTACAACGTGAAGCTGGAGACCTACAAGGCCGCTGCCCAGGTCTACAGCGAGCTGATCCGCGCCGCCACCCTGAAGCTCGAAGCCTACAAGGCTCAGGTGGAAGGTGCGAAGCTGACCATGGAAGCCCAGCGTATCCACGCCGAGGTCTACAAGACGCAGCTCGACGGCGTGCAGGCCCTGATCAACGTGTACGCCACCCAGGTGCAGGCGGCTCGCACCGTGGCCGACATCGAGAAGCTGAAGCTCGACGCGTTCCGCTCGAAGGTGGATGCCTACGCCGCCCAGGTGGGCGCAAAGACGGCCGAGTTCGGTATGTTCGAGAGCCGCATCAAGGGCGAGACCGCGAAGCTGGGTGTCTACCAAGCCTCGGCGCAGACCTACGCCACGAAGGTTGAGGCGTACCGCACCAAGGCCCAGGCGGCTGAAGTCGTGACCCGCGCCCAGGTGTCGGCGAACCAAGTGCAGCTCGACAAATACCGCACCGACATCCAGCGGTACTCGACGGACATCCAGAAGGCTCAGGCGCTGCTCCAGGCTCAGGTGCAGACCTTCGAGGCGAACGTCCGCAGCTACGCGGCGCACGGCGACATCGAGACCCGCAAGTCGCAGCAGACCATCGAGGCTGCGAAGGCGAACGCGGACGTGGCTGTCTCCTACGCGAACGTGATCATGTCGAACACGGTTCACGGTGCGCAAGTGCTAGCCACCAAAGCCTCGGCCGGCGCGAACACGCTGGCTTCTCTCACCCACGCGTACGGAACGGCTGCTGCTTCTGCACTGAGCGCCGCTACCGGCCTCGTCACTGCTAGCTAACAGGTGCCTATATGAAAAGTCTACGACACGCTGCTGACAACATCCCGGTCCATATCGGTGCGGGTGAAGCCGTGCTGCCGGCTCAGACGGTGAAGACCCTCGGCGGCGCAGCCGGGATCGACCAGCTCATCCGGCACACCACCGGCAAGGCTCCGCGCACCATCAAGAAGGGCGGCAAGTACGCAGTGGGTGGACTTCCTGTTCGTCAGGTACCTGACGAGATCGACCTAGCCCGAGGGCGTATGGAGACAGCTAACGCGAACCTTGCTGATCAACGCACACGGTTCGCAGCGAAGGCTGACACCCTCGCAAGTGCAGCGCTTGATAGCTACAAAACCAACAGCGCTGACATGCAGGCGAAACTCGCTGAACCTCCCAGCCGGCCGGCCCCGCCTCGATACAACCCCGCTGGCCCCTCTGCGCTGGAGACACCCTACGGGCGTAACCCGGCTGCGTCCGCGCACATCCCGCCGAACGTCGCCACGCTGAACAACCCTGTCGGCGCAACGCCGGATCGCTTCGGCCCGCGCACGTTCACTCCGCAGCCTTTGCCTCCCGCGCAGACTGTCGGCAACAACGCCTCGGCGCTGATGCGCGCCCAGGAGCAGTTCCTGGCGCGCGGCGGCTCGACGGCTGACCTCGTACGGCCCGCCGCTCCTGCGGCTGCTGCACCCACTCCTGCACCTACCGCCGCCCCGGCGCTTCAGCCTCTGGCTGCGAACGGCCCTGTCGCGCCTGAGCCTACGGCTCCGAAGCTGGGTTGGGCCGAACGTGCGAAGAACGCAGCCGGCACCCTGGTGGATAAGGCGAAGGGTATGGTCGGCGCAGGACAGCCTGCCGCTCCGACGGTGGAAGCACCCAAGCTGTCCACCGCGCAGCGTGTGGCGGATGTGACCAACAAGGCGTACACCATGAAGGACATCCAGGCTGGTGTCGCGAACGCTGTTGACGCCGTGAAGACTGGCACGGTCAACGCTGCGACGGGCGCTGGCAACAAACTGGGCAATCTCTTCATCGCCGCTCAGACCGGTAAGGTGCTACCCAACATCGCGCGTGCAGGCGGTTTAGTGGCAGGCGCTGTCGATGTCAATCGTGCGGTTGACAATCCGACTGCCGGAAACATCGGTCAGGTCGGTGTGGATGCCGCAGCGATGCTGGGACCGCAAGCCATGTTGACGGGTGTGGCTGATATCGGCTCGCGCGCTACGACTACTGGTATCGGGGCAAAACCCATGGGTCTCGGACAAGTGGCTGGTGACGCGTTCACTCCGGACGGCAGCATCGCCACCACGAAGGCTGTGCGGAACCTCAACGACACCGGCTTCAACCTGTGGAACAAGGTTGTAGACGCGATGACAGACACCCCGTACGCCAACTGGGGTAAGAACAAGCCGGCTACTGCGACTACGGTCGCCACGCCTGCTCCGGCAGCCGTAGGTGTCGGTACTGCGACCACTCCTGCCGCCGCTACTCCTGCTGCCGCCACGCCGGCTACCCCTGCGACGCCAGCTCTCGACCCTGCGGCGATGCTGAACAACGCCAAGTATGAAATCCCCAGCGGCACCGGGGCGTTCCAGCGCAGCGGCGGACAACCGATGCTGGTTGACTCCCGCCCGTCACTGAAGTCTGCTGCCGCCACGCCGGCTACGGACTACCAGCACCGTAAAGTGACTATCCTGCCTGACGGTACTGTGTTGCAGCCGAAAGACGCGGCTAAGCTGGCTGCCAGGGCGAATATGTCGCAGGGTGACGCCGCACCGGCTGCTACCGCCAGTTCGAACGAGCCGGATAACGTCAAGCTGATGCGCTCTATCACCGAGCAGATGCGTGGTGCGAAGACGCTTGACGACCTCCGCGCTGCGCAGACTCTGGCTCGCGCCATCCCGCAGCTCGACTCGACGAACGCCTCTCGGTACTCAGCCGACCAGCACTTGAATGCCGCGAAGATGCAGAACGAGCTGGCCCAGCAGAAGTTCAAGATCGAGCGCGACGACAAAATGCACGAGGACTTGGACAAAACCACTCAGGTCTACACGACTGAGAAAAAGAACAAGGATGGCTCCGTCGAGCAGGTGCCGGATGCTGCGAAGAACAAGCGCTTCCAGCAGTTCCTGGCGTCCTCGCTGGGTGAGGGCTACACGAAGTTTGGGCTTGCCGGCCGTGCTGCGCAGCAAGGTGCCATCGAGCACGCACGCCGTCTGTTCGACGCCAGCGAAGCCGGTAACGAGTACGCTCGCACGACTGGTACGACGGGCCTGACCTCCAACGACATCAGTGGTGTCGAGATGAACGGTTCTGCGGCGAGTCTTGCTGACCGCGCTATTGGGCCGGGTTCCGCAACCTGGGCCGATGCAGCACTATCTAGCCTGCCCAACGTAGGCTCACGTAACCGTGAACTCGTCGGTCTGCACCGTGGCGTGGACAAGAACGGCAACCCCATCGTGCAGCACGTGCCGGCTTACATCCTGATGGAGGCAGCCGGTGGCGGCGCTCAGAACGCCGACGCCGTGAACGCACTGAAGGCGTCGCAGCAGTACATGAAGAACCTCCGCGAGCAACTGGCTGCACAGAAATAAGGAGCAATAGGTAATGGGAGCTTTCGACCGTGCTGCACCCGTTCTAGTCCAGAACAACCCGCTTGACTCGTTTGGTCAACCGGGTGAACTGGTCAAGGGTCTACGCCGTGGTATCACCGGCACTACCGCTGGCCTGCAAGCGGCTGCTGGTCAGGTGGTGCAGCCGATGTCGCCCGAGCTGGGCACCGCCATCATCCAGGACGCCATCGCCGCCGAGCATGCGTCACAACAGCGCAACGCCCCTCGCGTCGGCACGTGGAAGGACGCGCAACTCAGTGGTGCGAACTTCGCAGACTATCTGCTCGCCAAGGGCAGCGAGGCTGTACCGGCGCTGCCGGTCGCCATGGTGGGTGGTGTCGCCGGCAAGCTGGCGGGCCTCGGCGGCGCTGTAGGCGGCGCGGCTGCGTTCCAGCCAGTGATGATGGGTAGCGAGGCTATGCGCCTCCAGAACGATCCCGCAGCCGCTGATCTGACGCCTGGGCAGAAGCTCCTGCACGCGGGTGGCTTCGGTGCTGCGGAAGCTGCGGCGATGGGTGCGGTACCGGGCATGATGGGTTCGCGCCTGCTGTCCCGCGCGCCTGTGACCTCGTTCGGTGGCGCAGCCTCGAAGGCGCTGCTCGACACTGGCGTGAACAGTGTCGGCATGGGTGCGGGCATGGCTGCTGGCGACGTGATCGGTCAGCTCGGTCAGCGCACGTACAACCCGAACGCGGTGTACGACCCGGAGGCGACGAAGGAAGCCTTCGTCGGTGGTGTGGCTGCTGGCCTGCCGCTGGCTGGACCGCACGCCGCCCTGGCTCGTGGTCTGGACGTGGCGAAGGCTGGCGCTGTGGACGCGCCGCTGGAAGCTACCCGCTCGGCGCTGACACGCGTGCGCGAGCGCCTGCCTGACGCGGTGCGCCCCTTCGCTGACGCGATCATCGGCGGTGGCGAGGTGACGACGGACGCTGTGAACGCGCTGGCTCCCTACGCCGACATCCTCGGTATCGGCGCGAAGACCGTGTTCAACCGGGTCAGCGAGGCGGCGAAGAACGCCGGCCAGAACATCGCCGACGCCCACAACGCGAGCCTGTTGACGCCCTCCGATGTGGTGGCTGGCGCGACGGATGTCGGTGCTGCGCTGGTGGGTGGTATCGAAGGCACGGCCCCGGACATGATCAAGGCACTGAAGGCCCAAGCAGCGGCTGACGGTGTAAAGCTGGACTTCTCCGCTGACAAGAGCGACGCCGAGAACCTGAATGCCTTGTCGGACTACATGAAGAAGTATCACCCCAGCGCTGCGAAGCCGCTGGCTCGTCCTGGTACTGGTTTCCAGCAGCAGATGGCCGGTATGGTGCGAAAGAGCCTGGGTAACGATCTGAGCCTCGATGAGACCGGCCAGCTCAAGAGCCTGCTCGACAAGGTGGACGCCGGTCAAGAGCTGTCGCCGGCTGAGTCGACCCAACTCTGGAGCGCCACCAGCACGCTGTCTGGCAAGGTGGCGAACCGCGAGCGCTTCAGCAAGGACTTGGCCGAGCTGGCTGACTGGCAGGAGAAGACCGGCAAGACCGCGCCTACTGCGGAAGACACCGGCCTCAAGTTCAGCAAGCAGAAGGTGAAGGATCAAGCACGGGAGAGCGCAAGGGATGTGTTCGGCTCGGCACAGATGCGCGAGGCTCTGGCGGAGCTACAGGTCGCGCCGGAAGTCATCGACGGCGTGCTGGACCGGATTCAGGCCAAGGATATCAAGGAGCGCGGCGTCGAGCTTGTGATTCGCCGTGCAGTCACGTCGGCGTTGACGAAGCGCGGCATGAAGGACTTCGCCCGCCGGGGTGCTCCGGTGTACGACCTCATGACCACTGCGCTTCGCGAGAAGCTGGCTGAGAAGTTCCCCCGGAAGCAGAAGGAGAACGCGCCCGCTGAGTGGGAGCAATCCCCTGAGTTCGAGCGTGGCGTGGACAACATCGTCGGCGAGCTGATCACTGCCTCGGATAAACCCGAGCTGAAGAACCCCGAAAACATGCTGGATGCCTCATACGGTATCGCGGACTTCATCAACAAGCTGTCGTCCGGCAAGGCGGATTATGCCCGCCGCGCCGATCAGTTCCGTTCGTTCCTGACCCGGAACTTCGGCGACAACGCGAGCTGGGCGGCTGACCGGATCATCAAGCTGGCCGAGACCGAGTACGCCGGCCAGCCGGAGCGCGTCGAACGCCTGAAGGCCCTGCGCGAGTCCCAGGACACGCTGGATGCCGTGACTGCCGAGCTGAAGAAGACTGCCGGCTACGGCGGTGCGAAGATGGCCGACCACATGATCAGCGAGTACCGCAAGGCGCGGGCGGTGGACGAGCAGGCCAAGGACTTCAGCAAGTACTACAACGGCGCGAAGCGCCTGCGCGAGGTGGCGGCTCAGCTTGAGGAGCACTCCATCAACGCGGTGAACCCGGAGCGTGCCCAATCTGCCCTGGAGAAGGCTGACAAGCTGCGCACCCGCGCCGACGAGCTGGAGGCGCAGGCCGGCGAGGCGTCGAAGGGCGGCAGCGCCCTGGCCCAGCTTCGTGCTCGTTGGATCGGCTCGGAGCTGATCAAGGCGAAGAACGACGAGGGTCAGCGCGGTGACGTGTTCGACCGCGTGGCGAAGCTAGTCGAGAAGTACGAGCGGGCGAACAACGCGCGTACCGACCGGGAGAAGGCGCAGCGTGAACAGCGCTCTGGCAGCATGGAGCTGGCAGACGACATGGACCTGGAGTCCTACATCCGCAAGATCACCCGCGACGAAGACGGGAACTCGAACGGAGTGGACAACGAGACCGGCCGGCAGGGCGAGGAGGGTGGTGCGAAGTGGTACGGCACTGACATCCTCCACACCGAGGCGCGCGGCAAGCTGACGAAGAACGGCCGGTCGGCCTCGGTGAACAAGACCGAGACTGGCGCGTTCCTGTCGTCGCACCCGAGCATGGTCTACGCCGACGAGCACGGGAACCCGCGCAGCCCGCTGGCGATGGCTCGTGATCTGCTCTACGAGAACGAGGTGGGTCATCGTGTGGCTACCGTCCGCACCAAGACCCCGGAGCAGTGGGTCAACGAGGTTGGTGGGAACCCGCACGAGATGTTGAAGCAGGCCATGGCGGATGTGGTGGCGCACGACAAGCGGATGCTGAAGGACTACGCCGGCAAGCTGGGTGCGAAAGAAGCCGAGGCGATGAAGAAGCGCATCGAGCTGTTCGAGTCCGGTGCGACTGGTGTGGAGTTCTTCAATAGCCCGTGGGCAAAGAAGATGCGGATGCTGAAGGTCGAACAGAACGCTGGCGACACGATGGCGCTGGACGAGCAGGAGATCGTGTCGTCCTCAGTGCGGAACTTCAACACCCACGAGACTGGCGAATCCGCTGCGGCCTACGCTGCTCGGATGCAGCGCCAGGAAGGCTCATTCAAGACCACGGCTCCGTACGAGAAGGCCCTGTTCCCAGTCGAGCTGATGGACAAGGGCAAGCCGATGCTGAACCCGGAAGGCAAGCCGGTGGTGATGCAGCTCGACTTCGCCAAGCTGGTGCAGCGCGTGCTGCGTGAGCACCAGAGCGGCGACACGGCTGGTGTCAGCCCCGAGAGCTTCATGGAGAAGCTGAAGAACACAGTGCATGAGGTAGTCGGTGCGCTGCTGGCGTCGGATAGCGTCAACGCCGAAGCCTTCAAGAAGGCCATGCGGAAGACCAACGAGGGTGAGCTGCTGCCGCTCGATCTGGTTGCCTACCGCAGCAAGGGTGAAGGCGCTCGCTCGTTCACCTACGGGCAGGTGGCCGGCATCAAGGAGATCACGAAGGCCGGCGACGTGGTGCGGAAGAACATCGAGCTGGTCGAGACTCCTCGCAGCGGTAAGGAGCGTGCTGCCAAGGGCTCGAACGAGATGGTGACGAACGAGGCCGTGAAGGGTATCCCGTTCACCGACCGCAAGGCTGTGACCGACATCCCTGACCAGCGCACTGTGGACTCCTACGTCACGCGCTCGACGCCGGCTGCGAAGTCCGCCTCTACCGCTCGGGCTGTCGCTGAGAAGGGTGGCGTCACCTACGACATCAACCTGAACCGGCTGCTGGTCGAGACGCTGCACGCCAACGAGATCGACGGCCAGAAGCACGTCCAGGAAGGCGACCTACCGACGAAGCTGGCGGCGAAGATGCTCCAAGAAGGGTTGGCGAACCTGGAGCACCTGGGCTACAAGATCGACCGCTCCAAGCTGGCGGACGTGGAGGTCTACCGCAAGCAGTATGGCGACAAGACCGAGCCGGTGTTGCAGAAGAAACTCAACGCCGAGGTGGGCGACGTGCCACGTGACATCGAGGGTGCGAAGGCCCAGGAGACCCGCGACCTGATCGAGTCGTACCGTGGCAAGATCGAGAAGACCCTCGGTGATCTCGACCTCGCGAATGAACAACTCGGTAGCAAGCTGGGTGGACGTGACGAGCTGCTGGAGAAGCAGGATGCCCTGCTGGAAGCGCAGGTGAAGGAAGCGCGGCAGATGCTGGCCGACATGAAGCGGCAAGGTTTTGTGGACCTGAGCGTTGGTGATCACCTTTCGCTGGACCGAGGTGTGCGCGTCAATGAGGGTCGGAAGACTGCGGACGAGGCCGGCGTCGGTGAGATGGAAGCGCTGCGGATCAAGGAGAACTTCAAGGAGTTCGGCGGCAAGCAGAACGCTCCGGTGTTCGATGTAGCTGAGGCGTACGGCTCGAAGCGGCAGGGCAGCACTGAGCCGCCCAAGCGCGACATCCCTGAGACCGTGGAGACGCTGAAGCAACGTGTCGAGGAAACTCGTGCTGCGATGGAGGAGGCGCTGAGGCAGATCGAAGCCGGCGTCGAGCCGAAGGTGCCTGCCACCGACGACATCAACGCCGCCAAGAACCGCGCAGCCGAGGCTGAGCTGAAGGAAGCGCCGGTTGTGGCTGCGAAGACGAAGGTCGCCCGCGAGCAGAAGAGTGAGCACGCCGAGCGCAAGGCCCAGGCGCGGCTGCTCAACGACGAGCGCAACGCCCGCAAGATCAATGCCGACCTGGACCGCCGCATGAGTGCGAACGAGTCCGACGCGGTGACGGACCTTGTGATGGAGCTGGATGGCGCTGAGAAGCCCATGGCTCCGCGAGTGCTGGCTGACAAGCTGGCAGGCATGACGCCGGAGCAGCGCTCCACGCTGCGCGCCACACTGGAGAACTCCGAGTCCGTCGCGGCGAAGGCAGCTACGAAAATGATCGACGCGAAGTACCCGGTGGGTGCTCGCGGCGAAGATACCCCGTTCAGCAAGCAGACTCCGCAAGGTGTACGCGAGGCTGCTGACGCGATGCAGGCTGAGCACGGGCGGCTGGTCGGCGCTATGAAGGCGGTGGTTGAGACGGTCGAAGGGCTGAAGCTCGGCGACAAGGAGATCACCGGCCAGTACTCGAAGGCGACCAAGGAAGCTGTGGCGAAGATCGTGATGAACGCTGCGGCCGGCATGGAAGGCGTGCACCACGAGACGTGGCACCACATCGAGGCGCTGCTCGACGGCATGGGTGAGCACGGCAAGCACATCAAGGACATCGTGTACAAGGCGATGGAAGCCGAGCATGTGAAGCAGTGGCTGGCCGAGAAATTTGCCGGCGACGAGGGTGCGCTCAGCCAGTTGGAGTCTCCCAGCGAGCGGGCTGCGTTCGCGTTCCAGCGCTTCATGGCCGGTGACAAGCTGCCGCTGGCTCCGAAGGCGCGCAGCGTGTGGCAGAAGCTCGCCGACTGGGTACGAAACCTCGTCGGGTTGACCAGCTCCGAGGACAAGGCCCGGAACTTCTTCGAGTACATCAAGGAAGAGGGCTTCGCTCGGGACGTAGAGAACCCCGAGGCGCTGATTCGCGGGATCAAAGAGACCCGCATGGACAATATGCTCAAGGGTGCGAAGAAGACACTGAAGCCGTTCGGCGAGGTGCTGGACAAGCTGATCGAGCATGGTGACAACCGCGTGCGCAAGCACGGGGTGAAGTCGTACGAAGCGTTGATGAACAAGTACGTCGGCGAGACCGGCAAGGGCGGCTACCAGTCTGCGAAGCACCAGCAGTACTACAAGTGGGGCAACCAGTTCGCCCAGTTCTTCGATAAGCACCAGGGCGCGGACTACACCCACCCTGGCTGGGACGCCATGCAGACCAGCTTCGAGAACTACATGCGCAGCGCCGGTGTGTCGGACGCTCAGATCAAGAGCCTGCGCAACAACCTGGACGGCTACAACAAGATCGAGGCGGACAGCCGCTTCGAGGAGCTGGTAGCGGACATCGCGAACCACGGTGGGTTGCCCAAGACTCGCGGCATCTCGGCGCGGGATGTGGCGACGCAGATTGTGGACCGTGGCTACTTCTACGACCCGGACTTCAAACTCTTCGACGGCGCACCGAGAGTCGCTGCGAAGTGGATGGCGAAGAACCCGGTGGACAAAGCCATCGCCTACGCCACGAAGGGCACGGAACTGGCCGAACGTACACGAGCCTTCGGCGAGGTCACGAAGGAGACCCCGTACGGCAAGGAGTTCCACGAGCTGCTGAAGAAAGGCGACACCGAGGCCACCAAGGAAGCCCAGCAGGACATGCAGGAGTTCATCAAGGGGTGGGAGCACACCTACGAGAACTCCATGTCGCCTGGGCTGAAGAAGGTTATCGGCTCGATCCAGCTCTTCGAGAACGCTCGCCTGTTGCCGCTGGCCGTGTTCTCCCAGGCGCTGGAGCCGATGCAGCTCGCCCTGCGCCGGAACAGCTTCGAGGGTATCGGCGGTTCGCTGTGGCGCGGGATCAAGAACCTGCCGCGTGCCTTCGACACCCTGGACGCGAAGTACACTCCCGACTATTGGGAGAAGTTCGCCATGAACCTCGGTACCGCCCAGCACCGCATCCTGGACGGCGCTGTCGGCCGCATGGTCAACGGTATGCGCCTGCCTGGGTGGGTCGGGGAGATCAACGACAAGTTCTTCCAGTACAACTTCATGAACACCTGGAATCGCTCGATGCACATCGAGGCGACCAAGCACGCCGTGGAGTTCCTGAAGGAGCACGCTCGGGGCGTCAACAAGGTACACTCCGACCGTTTCCTGAATGAGCTGCACATTGGGCGCGACGAGGTGTTGAAGAACATCATCCGCGAGGGTGATATCGAGTCGCTGAAACTGACCCCGAACATCGAGCGGGCGATCTGCCAGTGGGTGAACGAGGCCATGGCTCACGCTGACGCCGGTAGCAACCCGTTCTGGATGAACGACCCTCGGTTCGCACTGATCTCCCAGATGAAGCGGTTCACGTTCTCCCATAGCAAGTACATGTTGGATCGTGGCATCCGCGAGTGGCAGCTCGGCAACACGTGGGTGGCAGCGCCTGCTGTCCTGGCGATGCCGTGGATGCTGGCGTCAGACGCTGTGCGGGATACCCTGACCGGCAAGGACATGGCCTACCGGGCGAACTGGGGTGTCTCGGACTACGCCATGCACGCCTACGAGCGTGCCGGTCACACCGGGATCAGCCAGTTCGGTGCGGACGCTTGGCGGGACGTGAAGGTGGGCGGCAGTGGCCTGGGTTCGCTCCTGGGGCCGGCTGCGCAGAGCTTCGGCGACACCCTCCGGGGTGCCAACACAGGGCACATGATCGACGCCCTGATCGGTAACAGCCCGTCCGGACGCCTCCTCGGTGTCTAGCGTGTAATGGTTTCTACTACAAAACGACCTGTCTTGTAGTAAAAACCACTACAAGACTTGTAGTAAAAACTGGGTATACATGCTGAGGCTCACTCCATGAGCCTGGTTGTATACGCGAGTTTGTGAAGTATACTCGGAACATTGGAACACCTTACCCTTTGATTCTTTTGGTTTGTTCCGATTGTTCCGAAATTTAGAGATATTCACGCAGGAAAGAAGAAGGAGACCCGACCCATGTATGTGCTCTATGTGGATGAAGCGCCAAAGATCGGAACGTTTTTGACCTGTTCTGTTTGAAATCAATGGGTTGCGTGTTCCGATGTTCCAAAGTGGTCTTTATTTTATGCGCAACGTCATAGGTTCTTGTCATAATTAGGCACCGGACCTGACTGATCGGCAGACTTCTGCGGCTCAGGAGTTTTGGAAGATGTCCGGAGTTTTGGAAATTCAGATTCTGTTGGAGCCTGAAGAACCGCACTGGGAGCGGGTTTCCGGGTGGTGCCCTAGAGCGAACGACGGATTAACAGTCCGGCGCTCTACCGACTGAGCTATCGGGGAATGATGCGGGTTTCCGGGCGATTGAGCTTCCAAAACTTTCGCTCTCTTTGGCTCTCTTTCGCTCGACAGGGCGCGAACTCTAACAAGAGTTTTGGAAGAAGTAAACTGGAACAATCGCGTGAAACAATTCCGTGAAACACTCCGTGAAACACTCCGTGAAACAATAGGGTAGGCCGGGACACCAGGAGCCTGTGGATAACTCAGCCACAGCCCGTGGAACAGTCGTGAAACACTATGTTCTGGAGCAGGAGAAGCAGGTGAAAGCGTCGCCGGATTCGTCCGTGTAGCCGCCAGCCAGGGCCTGCACCTTCCGGCACCGGCAGCAGCGCCCGGTATGCACCCAGACGAACTGGCTTGGGTGGCGCTCGCGGTGCTGGATTACCCTGGTCACGGCTGCCTTGGCCTTCCGCAGCTCCTCGTCGGTCATCTTAGGCATGCCACACCCACTTCAGGCCGAACACGTTGGGGTAGTACAGGCCGCCACTCTCGACAGCCACCTTGCCAGTGGATGAAGGCTTGTGCGGCGGGTAGCCATCGGTGAGCACCATGGGTTCACCACGGAAGCTCTTGCGTTCCACCGGGAGTGTCACTTCCTCGTCGGTGTCCTCGTCGATCAGTTTCCACGTCATCAGTCTCTCCTCATATGCGACACAGCGTCGCCTCGTTTTGTGATTCGGAACCCCATCTTCTGGTAGAAGCCGATGGAGTCGTTTTCGCTGAGCAGGGTGATCGGTCTACCGTCAGCAGCCTGGATCACCATGTTCATGAGCTTCGCACCCGTACCTCGCCGCTTCGAGCCGATGTAGTGGATGCGGACCTCGCGTTTACGCACCTTGAAGGAGACAGAGCCACGGGTCAGTCCGAACTGATCGCGTATGGCGATGACGGTGGCGTCAGCGTCTCGTTCAGCAAGGTCGGTGTAGTAGTGGCGAGTCTCCTCTTCGGTCACGCTCGCGCTCCTTCTTCTGTGAATTCATAAGCGTTACCGATGAGCATCTCGTCAACCACTTCGTTGCTGCACTGGTAGTCGTATTCGCACTTCAACTGCTCGTAAATCCAGTCGGCGAACTCGCGCAGAAGCTGCACTACGTCGTCTTCATCGACAACCGGCTGGTCATCCGAACGCCCCACCTCCACCGTCATGCAGCCGCTGTGACAGTAGTGACCGCGATACTTGGTGCGTGCGTGTACACGGTAGAAGTTCTTGCGCTGAATTTCCTGAAGCTGCTCGACGATCTTGTGCAGCTCAGTATCTCGCGGTGCGTAGCTCTTCACCGTTTTCAGCGCACCCTTCATGTACTCGTAGTTGCCCTCGTAGCAGGCACCATCACCCTGGTTGGAGAAGCCGGAGAAGTAGATGCACGGGTCGTAGTGGTATCCGCCATCCTTCTGGTTGACACGCCGGGTGCGTAGGTCGAGGCCGAACTGTTCGGCGACGTTAGCGGCATCTTCGTAGACGAACTCCCAGTCGTTGGAGTCCGAGAACACATACCTGCGCCACCAGTCGCGGGCGTTCTCCTTGGCGTCGTCGCTCAGCTCGGTGAAGGTGTAGACCTTGGTCTCTAGGACGCGCATGCCTCTTCTCCTAGTTGTACGAACTTCATTCGGAAACCGGCGAGCGGAGAGCCGCAGCAGTCACACGTTCTGCGCGAAAACTCTTCCTCTTCATCGGTAGGGCAGATGTACCCGAGAGCTTCAAGACCGGTGTCGATGTCTTCAGCCCGTATGGCTGCGGCTTCTTCACCCAGGTAGTAATCCAGACCGGTGTAGTCGGCGTTGACGGAGACCATCGTGCAGTCTTCGCAGAGCCAGTACTCATTGATAACTTTCATGAGAACATCTCGTTGTAGAGTTCGTCGAGCTTCAACATTGCGCTCTCGTACTTGCGCTCGTGCATCGCCGTGTTGATCTCGATGATCTTGGGACGGAATTCACCGAAGACTGCTTCGATGATGGCTCGTTTGCAGTGGTCTTTGGCGCGAGCGAGAGCGGGACTGTTCTCAGGCACAACAGCGTGCATCTGAAGCACCACGCCGAGGCGATACTCATACTGTCGGTAGGCAGAGCGGTAGTCGCCTGTCTCTTCAGTGCGCAGAAGTCCGGTCTCAGGCGATACTTGCACGCGCCCGGTTTGGCGTGCCTCGATGGCGTCACAGAGCTTACTCATGACCCACCGTGACTTTCATCTTCGCTGTGACTCCCTCCAGGTTGAGGATGTCGCCGGCACGCCAGAAGCTGTTCATCGTCGCTTCTGCGACGACGACACCTTTTCGGAGGTACTGGAACTTGTTGCCGTCTACGCGGAGACCGTCGAACTTGATGTAGGTCTTGATGTACTTCAGACCGAGCGGGGTGAGAGAAGGCGTGCTCATGACATGTCTACCGGGTCGCGCCAACCAAGAAATACTGGGTGGCGAGGTGCCGTCTTAACCCCAACAGCGAAGTACTTGTACTTGGCAGTTTTGCCGAGATATTGATCTCGACTGTCCCATACCCGTTGTCTCTCAGCATCATCAAACCCAGTTCCAATGTTGAATTCGACGCCTTCTGGAGTTCGGACAACAAGGGCGCCAAGATCGCCGCGTCCAGACTTTCCAGCTTGATGCGAAGATCGTTTTGTCCTTCCCAACTCATTTGTAGTTGCTTCGTTTCCATTGTGCATCCTCTCTTCGAAACCGATGACGACAGCCTCGGCGTCGCTGAACCGCTTGAGCTTCAGTAGGTAGCCTTCCTTGACCGTGCTGCGGCCGAACTTGTAGGGCGCATCCGGGTCGCGCAGGATCAGACCCTCGTAGCCCTGGTCGAGTAGCTTCTGCTCCAAGGTCAGCAATGTGTCGAGACAGGTCACGACGTGCTGCGGGTGGGTGATGGTTGAAGTGTTGTTGAGTACAGGTCGGCTACGGCGGTTCACCTGCACGAGGCGGTTCTGGTAGCGCTCGCTCGGGTTCTGCACATGGTCGAACACATAGAAGCGCAGATCGAAGCCGGTCTTGTCGTGAGCCATGACGTGACTCACCGTGTCGCGGTACACAGTCTTGCTGCACGGGTCACCAACGATCAGCTCACCATCGAGATGTTCGAGATGGCAGAAGGCGTCCTGCACGAACTTGTTCGGGATCGGTTTCAGAGAGCGTGAGAGTACGACGCCGTTCTGCACGATGGCACGGATGCCGTCGAGCTTGGCCGAAGCCAGGAGTGGGAAGCGGAGTTTGTTGAGGTCCGCTTCGGCAGCGAGCATGGGTTTCACGACGGCAGCCTTTCGATCTTGATGATGCTGTACATAAACATGCCGGCAGGCGTTCCTTGGATCGCGCTCATCAAGTTCCACGGATCAGAACTGACGACTACGCAGCGGAGATTGCTGCCGTCCCAGTAAGAGATTTGCCACGGTGTCATGATTAGTCTCCAAAGATCGCCGGCCAGCGCTGGGCAAACTCCTGCTGGAGCGGCACCATGACTTCGCGGGCTTGGGGGTGAGCAGCTTTGTCACAGCGCATCTTGAAGATGTGCAGCCACTCGCGCGGGTTGGCCGTGATGACGATCTCCGTCTTCAGGCTGTTGGGAAGCACGGAGCGGGCCATCTGCGGCGGCATACCGAACTGAATTGCCTCAGCATAGTATTCGTCGGCGTTCTGCATTGCGTCGCACCACAGGGTGAACTGCTTTTCATCCATCGACGGAAACGCTGGACGCGGATCAATCACCGTGATCTCCTTGCCGAACTGGTCCTTGCTGTAGTTGCAGTAGCGCGTGGATTCCTGACTGAAGCTGGCGATGCGGTGACGTACCAGCTCGTGACTGACACCCCGGTCGCAGATCACCTTCACACTGATGCTGCCGTGCTCCAGCACGGACTCGTGCTTGCTGTCGCGCAGGCGCTTGATGAACGCCGCCGCACTGTCGTCGGTGATGCGGTCTTCACTCTTGTAGCAGACGCGGCCGGCAAGCTCGATGGTCTGTTCCAGGTTCGGAGTGAATGCGATGATACGGGCACTAGCGTTGACGATCTTCAAGATCAGCCTCCTTCACAAAAATTCCGTTGATCATGCGGCCCTTGCGATCCTTGATCTCGTTCCAGGCCGCTTCGATGCACTCTTCGATGCTCAGGCCGTGCTGCTCGGCCAGCAGCGTCAGGACCACCACGGCGTCGCCGATGCCGTCAGAGATTTCGGCGATGCGGCCCTTCGCCATGCCGTGGGCCAGCTCGCCCAGCTCTTCCATCAGCTTGACGAACTGCTTCTCCGGCGTGGAGCCTTCGATGAGGTTGCGGGCCTTACCCCAATGGCGGATGTCTTCAAAACGATTGGTCATCGAAACGTCACCTCGCACGTAGTGCCGTTGAGCGCTTCGGACAGGCTCATGTTGTTCACCACGTTCTGCACGTCGTCGTCGAAGTCCTTGTTGCTCGACAGGTCGGCTTCGTCGAGAACGTTTTGGAAGTCGTCGGTGCGGAGGTAATCACCGAAACGCTCGTCAATGCGTTCTTCCAGGTCGCGGACCAACTCGTTGATCATTCCCTCGGTGCGCTTAGCCAGGACATCCGGCAACGTCAGCGGTCGTGACAGGAGCTGCTCCAGCACCTTCTTCGTCACTTCCTCCACCAGAGTCTGAAACAGGGTTTCCACAGAGTTCATCAGAGTACTCCTTGTAGTTAAGTTGCTTGGCGATGAGCACAAGCTCATCGAAGGGGATGTGGTGACAGCCGATGTGCAGCGAGCCGTCGTTGTCCACCTTATCCAGGTTGTACGGGCCGACCGACAAAGCTGTGCCGAAAGTGGTCTCGACGTTGGTACTACGGCACTGACACGCCATAGTCCACAACCAGGGCGCTACGCTGGTCGGTACGCGTGCGCCACGGCTGGTCTCGATCTCCTTGCCGTCCTCGCTGAGACGCAGTGCGGTCTGCTCGAAGTAGACTGTCCCAACAAGCTCGTGGGTGCGCCACAGCGCCAGCTTCTCAGCCTGCTCCAGAGCACGCTGCTTGCGGATCAGCTCGGCTGTCGCAGCAGCTTCCGCCACGCGCAGCTCGTACTCCCGACGATCTTGCGCCATCCGCTCCTTCAACGCGCCCGCGTCGAGGTCAGACCAATCGAGGCCGAAGGCTTCACGGTAGGCGTTATAGCGGTATTCGATGCTCGCCAACTCTCTACCAAGACGCACCTTACGGCGAGGATGGCGCTCCAGCCATTCCAGCGTGTTCGTAAACTGCGCCTCCCAGGCACGACGTGCGCCGTTGTGGGAGTTCATCTCAGGAGAGACGATCACTCGCCAGCTCGAAGGTATAGCGCTGCGGGCGAGAGACTTGTGCCGGGTGGTGGTGTTGCTGAAGTTGTTCTCATGCATCACCACCACGTTGTGCTCGGGGTGGAACTCGGCGATCACCGTAGAGTAGCTGTAGAGCTTGTCACCCCTGAACCTGATGTTGTTGCCGGAGTTCCGCCCTTCAAGCTGGCTGCGCGAGGCCCAGATGTGGAAGACCTCGTGGTTGCTGAATACTCGTTTCATGTGTAGTACTCCTTGCCGTCGTACTTCACCTCACCGCGCGACCACAGCAGCTTCAGGTGCTCGGCGTACTTCGCCGACGGCTGCTTGCCTTCGTCCAGCTCGGACATGAGCAAGTCCTTCGTGCTGCCGCCGATTTTACTAATGCTGGGTTTGCCGGGGGAGACGTTCGGGCGTTCGGCGTGCTGTGCCGTAGTAGGTTTGGTGTCTTCGTCAGGGACGCCGCCACCCGGCTCAGCCCACGGCTTCACCGTGTCCGGTCGAGCCTCCTTCGGTGCCATGAGGAATTTCCCAGCACCATCGACCTTCTTCATTGCCTCGATGATCAGTTCAGCCTCAGTGGCTGAATCTGCGTACACCGTGATTGAGATTTTCATAGCCACATGTAATCCACGCCGCACTCGGCGAAAAGTTTAGTGGACCGCTCGATGTGCTCTTCCCACCGCTGAATGAACTCGGACTCCGGTCGTTGACACCAGACGGTCTTTATTCCGGCTTGAACGATTGCGCGAGCGCAATCCATGCAGGGTGGGTGGGTGACGATGATGTCGCTTCCGTCGAGCGGGGTACCGACCCTGGCAGCGTTTGTAATAGCGTTGAGTTCGGCGTGTGAAAACCAGAAGTATTTCTCAGGTCTCGTTGTGCCGCGTTCATCCTCGTCGGCGCGGCACCCACGAGGCGCACCGTTATACCCAAGGGACCGAACCTCACCACTCGGGCCGAGGACAATTGCCCCGACCTTTGTACTTTGATCTTTACTGAGGTTTGCGGTTGCACGCGCGATCTCCAGGTACTTCCGAGCCTTCTCGGGGGTCATGAGTGGAACTCGACAAGATCATCGGGCGTCTTGCGCTGTATGGCACCGACGGTGATACCGCCACCATCGACCCACTGGTACTGGATGATCCACTCCAGCCAGCCGTCGGCGAGCCGTGTGGTAGGGTGCACCGTCACCGATGACACCTTACCTTCGGCACTCATACGGGCGATATGTCGGCCAACGGCTTCACCCATCTTGACTTCCATCAGCCGTACGCCTTCACCAGGGCGTCGCGAGCGACCTTGGCGTGGGTCACGCCGTCCTTCGTCGCCTTGGCCTTGATCTTGTCGATCACGCTCGGCTGGAGTCGAATCGTGTACAGGATCATGCCGGCTTCTTCAGCCTTGGCTTTGGCCTTGGCCGGCGCAGTTTTGGCGGGCGCAGTTTTGGCGGGCGCAGCAGCCTTCTTCGGCGCGGCGGCAGCGGGCTTCTTGGTGGGTGCAGCAGGGGTCTTCTTGGCAGTCATGGTTACTTCTCCTTGTGGTTGATCCGCCATTCAGGCGGTACGTCGTAGCAAACCTCTCCGTTGGAGTCGAGGTTGTCCAGGTCGCCGCAGTTGGGAACGCACGGCGAGCAAAGTTTTGCAGTGGTTGTGTGGGGCGACTCAAAGACCCAGATCATCAGGGCACCACCGAGGTAGGTGGTGTGGCCTTTCACACCATCAATGTCGAACGCGTGGATAGGCTCGTCGCAGTACCAGTTATCGCTGAGAGATTCGAGTCGATGCTCGAACTCTTCTTCCAACTCGTCGCCAGCGAACCCTTCTGCGTTAAGCGACTCACGCAGATCGGCCTCGGCTTCCTCCCAGAAGATGTCAGTACCTGTCTGGATGATCTCTTCGTACACCCAGTCGTTGAGGTTGTTGTTTGCAATGATCCCGAACCGGATGCCGGTGTCAGGGTTTACGTTCACACTCATGTAAAGCTCCTTGTTGTAGGTGCCCCGGTCTAACGCGCACCGGGGCAAGGCGGTCGGCTCACACAGGGGAAAGGAAGTACAGGAGGAACCCTGGCACCGACTGCCGGTGTTACTACCGCCACTACCGGCTTGGCGGGGTCTACCTCACCTTCGGTACCAGCCGTAGCCCGGCATGTGATAGAACTGGTCTTCCTTGACTTTGGCTCGCGCAGTGATCCAGTTGGGTGCCTCGATGGTGTCGATCAGCGTGCCGGACTTCTTCGTGTAGACCGAGTTCAGGACCACACGACCGTCCGGTTGCTCATAGAGGAAGTAGCTCATGCTGCCAGCTTCAGCACACCATCGAAGACGCGCTGCTTGACGTTGAAGCCTTCACCGAACCACGCGCTGTCGAGCCGGTTGCCCTGGTTGCGGGCACGCTTCACATGGTCGACGTACTCGGTGGTGGCGTTGACCAGACCCCAGCCGGTGTTGGCAGCCAGATCAGCACCGATGTACTTGCGGTACCGGAACATGTCGACCACGTTATTCGCGTGGATGTGATCACTGAAACGTTGGGCTTCCAGCTCGTCCTGCGGCACCTTGAAGGCGTCGTTGACGATCTCCTGGGCCTTCTTCACATCGACGACGATCTTGGCGATAGAGTCCAGGGCCTTCGTGAACGCTTCCCACTGCGCCTGACCCAGGCCGAGCTGTTCGTGCACGGCGTCGATCTTGAACTCGCGGAAGTGCGGGATGACGATACGACCGTGCTGGTCGCCGAAGCTCTGCTGAAGCGTGTTGTTGCACACCACTCTGACAGAGGTGAAGTACGCCTGGGTAGAGAACGTCAGATCGTAGGACGTGGCGATGTTCAGGTAGCCGCGCACCTCGTCGGCGCCAAGCACCTTGTGGGCGTCGCCGGTCGTTGCCAGCGCCCAGATGCGCTGTCCACCCTTGAGGGAGCCGGCCGTCTCGATCTTCATGTTGTGGCGGGAGAGCAGGGCGCGGAAGAACTCCAGCACCTCTTTCGGCTGCACTGGCTTGTAGCGGCCGGAGACCACCGAGAACGGGGTGTGGTCCGTGTCGCGAGCAAGTACGAACTTGTCCTTGAAGTTGTACTCGCCGCCGGCCTCCTCGCGGTACATGACCGGGCGCTTGCTCACGCTCCAGTCAAGACCAGCCTTACGCTGGATGTCCTCGATGGTGTCGTCGTCACCAATCGTATTGCCCAGGCCGTGCCAGGGCACCGCACCTCGGTAGGCCATCTGTTCAATCATGTGGGCCATGCTTCGTTCTCCTTGAGTGAGGTTGTACAACGTCTGCCTGACGCTGTTTGATGTATTCCTCGGTCATACGTACGTTCTTGTGGCCGAGGAGTTTCTGCGCGGCGTATGGATCACCGATGTCAGTGGCCGTTTTTCCGCGTATATCGTGTTCGTGAAAACGGGTGGTCCCAGACGACGCAAACTTCGTCATCACCCGCCTCCAGATCGAGCTGAATCCGCTTGACGCGTACTGTCGCCCCGAACGTGTCGCGAAGACCGTTTTCGACGAACGCGGCAATTTGTCGAGCAGGGTTTGAATCTCCGGCGTCAGCTTGATCACGATGCGCTTGCCGGTGCTGTTTTTTGTCTTTAGGGGGCATACGGATATTCCTTCCTCTGTGATGTCCACCCACTTGAGTGCGAGCAGGTCTTGTTGCCGAAGGCCGGTGAGGACTTTGAGATCGACGTAGACTCGGAGCCAATCAGGGCAAAGCATCTTGAACTGTTCAAGTTCCGAGTCCGTGACGTACCTGTCCCGCGCCTTAAGGCTGTTGCGTAGCCCTGGCGTAGAACAGGGATTCGCTGTAGCCACTCCCCAAAGGATTCCTTGGTTGAAGGCGTGCGAGAGTAGTGCAATCTCGCGGTTGCCACGCGTCTTAGCGCGCCGCGTGCGAACATATTCAAGCACGTGCCGTGGTTCAACCTGCGTACAAACCATGTCACCGAAGAATGCGCGGAGAAAGCGAATCTCCTGGCGGTTATCCTTCTGAGTGCGTTCTGCCTTGCTTGGTACGACATCAAGGAGGTAGCGGTTGAGTAGGTCGGACACAGTTGGATGTTGTGCTTCCCTGAAAGACGAGAGGGTGACGGCAGCGGGCTTATGGGTTTGGCGTCTTCCTTCCGGTCCCAGATGTAGCTGTACCGGGCGAAAGATGTGGACTCCTTGGGTGCCGGGAACCGCGTAACCAGTCCTCGCCGCCACATGAAGCCCAGGGCATCCGACAGTTTGTTGGTTGCGAGTCGAACGTCTTGTTGACCAAATTCGGCTAAAGCCGCCTTGCGAATCTCCTGGATGTCCATGAGGTCTACGCACGTGACTGGTTCTTCCGTCGCTCGTAAGTGTTTCTCCAGCAAGCTATAGATCGTCTTCTCAGACTTTATACCCATCGTGCCTCCCGTTCGCTAACTGTCGTCACCCTACTCAATCAGCTTTCTTCCCACGCGCAGCGCGAACGAGGCCAACGGCTAAGGCCCCAATAAGCACGGTTGTGGTCATGAGCTGATACGTAAGCCCTGCGGCTTTCGTCGCAGTGAGTAGGAACCTCATCATGACTTACCCTTCAGTTTGTTGTCTGATCCATCCTGCCAGATCAGTGCGCTCCCTCAAGCGGGCACGGAACTCCGCGAGACTGAGGTTTTCCTGCTCCCACTCTAGGTCACGCAAGACGATACCGCCAGCCGGACAGCCGATGATTGCTGCGACGTTCCGACCTTCGCGGTGCCGACCGGACAGCCACTGGTGCTGGAGCACCGAGAACAGCTTTGCGATCTGCACCGAACCCCGCTGCGGTACGCGCGGGATGTACTTGTACTCCACCCACAAATCGTTGAGCCTGCCTGAATACCAGTCGTCAGCCGTACCGGAGCTGTACGGGTTGTTCATTTTCTCATGATGAATGGTTTTCGGGAGCAAACGGTTGACGCCTGCCCGAAAATTATTTTCTGGCTTGCGAGCCATGCCGGTCGTCAAGCTCAGGGTGGGTTTTAGTGTACTCTATTACGAAAGCCAGATTGCAGCGAGCGTGCGCAAGATGCGACAACCCGGTCTCCGGGTCAACATCTTCTCCCTCCAAGAAGGCGAAGATATGCCGCAGGCCGGCATCGAGTACACGTGTCCAGGACAAACCCTTGCGCCAGTTGTTCCGGCCGTACTTATTGCCACCGAACGCCAGGACTCGGGCCTCGGCTTCCAGAGCCGAGACCGGAATCCATGAGAGCGGCGGCTTACCGGCGTCGTGTTTGACGCCGGCAGTCAGAGCAGGTTTCTTCACGCCGCCCACTGGAACTGGCCCTCCTTGATCGACATCCACACGCGCTGGAGCGTCTGCGCTTGCGCCTTGGCGTCTTCCAGGGCGTTGTGCGCCACGGTCGGCTCGACCTTCAGCCCGCCCCAAGTCTGCCGGCTGAACATACCCTTGATGGTGCGGAAGTCGCGGCAGTCGTAATAGCGCCACGGGGAGGGCATACCTAGGTTGCGGTAGGCCGTGTCCAGGATCGGGATGTCGAAGTTCAGGCCGTTGCACCAGACGTTCGTGCCGGTCCAGTCGAACGCCACCGACAGCTCGCGCAACGCTGAGCGAAGGTCGATGCCATCCTCGGAGAACATGAGGCGGGAGGGTTCGGACTGCTCCATCCACCAGCGGATGGTGCGCCCTTCAGGCTTCAGGCCGGCGCGGAAACAACTGTCCAAGTCCACCACGGCGTAGAACTCAGCGCCGAGTGAAGTGTCATCGAACGCAACAGCGCCGATGGAAGCGATAGCGCTGTCAGCGCCAGTACCCAGAGTTTCGATGTCGATCATTACGTGCTGAGACATATGCATTTCCTTCTTGTAAGAGCTTTGTGTTGACCACCTGAGTAGGTAGCCCACACGAAGCCCCGACGAGCGGGGCTTCGTGCGGCGTTACGCCGTAACGCTGGCGAGCGACGCTTCCAGGCCGGCGAGGGCCTTGGCGGCAGCGGCGGCAGCCTTGTCGTTGGTCTTGACGAAGGTGTTGAAGGTCTTCTCAGCGGCCTTGCGGTCGTTGGAGATGGTCTTCACTTCATCCTTCGCAGCCTTGATCTTGGCCTTCAGATCGACGACGACGGCCTTCTTTTCGGCCTTGGACAGAACAACACTCTTGGCACGTGCCATACAGCTTCTCCTTCAGGTTGGTGATGAATGAAAGTCGATTAAGGTCGACGGCCTTTGAGAACAGACGGTTTACAACTACAGGGCGACGTTGTGTGTCGACTTCGAGTTTGAGGCAGTGCTGAACCTCCTCCTCGGTCAACTCGTCGATGATGCCGACGAGCGACCGATAGGAGGCTAGCGCTTTGCGTACGTGCCAATCACGCAGCACGACGCCCCTTCGCCGGAGCAGCCTTGCCCTTCGGCTTGTTACGCTTCGCGACAACCTTGGCCTCAAACTCGGACACGTCCGGTTCGGTGGTCAGCATGGCGTGCGCGTCATCTCGCATGAAGAGGGCAGCAGCGAGCTGTTCCTCGTTGAGCGGCGCGACGCAGGCGCAACGTACGGAGCTGAAGTCGAAGTCAGTATCGAAGCTGAACTCCGTCATCACCCCGTAGGTGCTGACGCCGTACGCCTGCACCACATCCCGCACGTAAGTGCCGAAGCTCTTCAGTGCGGTGGGCGAGAACGTCAGCGGGCGAACCTCGCCGTCCTCGCATAGGACAGCCGCCTTGATGCTGTTCTTGCACGCCTTGCCCTTGCCGTTGGCACCGGACTTCCAGGCGTTGGCCCAGCAGTCCTTGCACTGGTTGTCGCCCTCGGCGTTCTGAGGGTCGGGCGAGTTGTTGCTGGCCTTCAGGTCGTCGTTCTTCACGACGCCGATGGCGAAGCAGTTGGGCGGGACCATCTCGTCCGGATTGAAGACATTCTCGTAGTACGAGTTCACCGATACGAAGTCGACGATCACACCACGGAAGTCCGTCACCTTGGAGCCGTCCGGGAACCGGAATTCCTTGGACTGCGTGACCTGGATGGTCTTGCCGGTAGGAGCAGCGAGCTGTTGGGACAGCTTGGCCACATCGGCCTTGATCATGTCGTCGACGTTCGTCGGCAGGGCAACCTTCGCCCGCGCGACGGCGGTGGTCTTGGACGGAGCAGTGGCCTTGGTGGTCTTGGCCGTGGTCTTGGCCGGAGTCTTGCTGGTAGTGGCTTTAGTCATGTGAGTTCCTTGCTTTGTAGATTTAGGAAGAAGAGTGCTTGAGGTCACGCTTCATGAACGACTCCGTTCCCGGCAAATCAGAGCCTTTCAGACCCTTTGCCTCACGCCAGGAGGGAGTCGACAACGGTTGCGCGAGGAACAGATGGAACAAGTCCTCGCGAACGATGTACTTGATGAGCGCTTTCGCGTCCTTCACAACCGGCACGTCGGTCTCGCTGATGGAGACGGTGACGCCGGCCCAGGCAGCCTTGGTCTGCTTGGTCTTGTCGAGTTGTTCGATGACCTTGCGCTTCAGGTCGTCGTACTCTTCCTTCAGGGGTGCGTCCTTCGCGGCCAGCTCACGCCGCTGAATGCGCAGAGTTTCCATGCGTTCGATCATGTCGCCGATGGTTTGCTCCTTCGGCACTTCGACAACATTGAGTTTGGCTTTCGCCATGTAGGTCTCCTGTTCGTTAGTGGTGAACACTATGTTGCGCTCTGACGAACGATGTGTAGAGTCTATCAGAGCGTCTGACAGAGCGCAACAGAGTTATTTCGAGTAGCGAACGTCGTGCCCGCCCTCGGCGTCCAGTGGTACACCATTGGCCCAGCCGCACGGTTGGCGCATCAGGCGAATCTTCTCCTTCAGCGCCTTGTCGGCTAGCCGGTCAGGGATCACCGAGACGATTTCGTCGTGCGTCATCAGGACTACCTGAAGCACTTCGTTCTTGCGCAGCTTCTGCGTCTTGTAGAACGCCGCCACGTCGAGCATCTGCTCAGCGACGAGGATGCGCGCCAACGCCTGGACGATGTTCTCGACCAGCAGCCCGCCGTAAATCTTCTTGCGCTTGCCGTTGGCCTTGTAGGAGAAGCCACCGCCGATGCTGTACTTCAGGTCGGGGTAGTGCAGACCCATGCCGTTCGGCAACCAGACAGAGCCGTCTTCCCAGGTCAGCACCACCTCACCGTCGACCAGCATCTCGCCGGCACGGCCAGCCACAAGGTCTTCCAGAATCTTCTCGGCCTTGCTCCAGAGCCGAACGATGTGGAAGTTCGCGCGGCGGAACGCGTTGACGATGCGCTTACACTCGGTGAGTGACAGGTCCACAGGCGGACCCATGATGCCGAGTGCCAGGGTGGTCTGGAACTTCTGAGCACCCATGCCGTAGCCGAGGCCCAGCACGGCGATCTTGCCGATGAAGCGTTCGAGCTTGTCCTTCTTCGTGATCGTCCGGCCGTAGATAATCGAGGCCATGTGGCAGTACACGTCCTCGCCTCGGGCGAACAGCTCCACGATGTCGGCTTGGCCGGCGAGCCATGCAATGGTCCGGGCTTCGATCTGTGCCGAGTCCGCGACGCCGATACGGTGTCCAGGCGGGGCGATGACAGAGAGCCGGAGCATGCCCGTGCCCTTCTCGATGATCACGCCAGCCTCGTCACGTTCCAGGCGTGGCAGGTTCTGCATGTTCATCTTGTCGCCACCGGACCAGCGGCCTGTCTTCGCGCCGAAGTAGTTCAGCAGCACAGGCAGGCGCTTGCCGTCCGAGCCGGCGTCGATCATGCGCTTGGCACGGGTCTCGAAGATGGTGCTCTTCGCGGCCATGCGACCGGCGACGAGGCGAACCACGCGACGGTCTTCGTGTTCCAGCAGATCGAGGAATTCCTCGTCCGACAACGAGAAGGCAAACGTCTCCTCGCCAGTCGTCTTGCTGACCTTCAACGGCAGGTTCTCTTCGCCGATCAACTCGGCCAGCGCAGCGGCGAACTTCGGGTTGCTGGTTAGCGTCTTCTCGGGCACGCCGGCAGCCAGGATCATGAACTGCCGCTCCTGCATCTCCTCGGCGAGCGCCCGCTCGGCCACCTCGATGTTCACCATGAGCTGCGGCTGGACGAACATGCGCAGCGTCAGGTCGATCAGCGCCAGCTCGTTATCGGGATAGATGCCGATCTGCTTCTCGAACACGGCGTAGCAGAGGTCGTTGTCCTGCACGCAGTACTCACCGAGGCGAGCGTCTTCGTCCTTCGTCAGGTTGCGCTTGCCGCGCGTGTTCTCCAACGCGCCTTCGATCTTCCGGCCGACGCCATAGAGCTGCGCGATGGTGTCGAGCTTCGCACGCGACACCTCGTTATGCAGCCCACGCGTCATGCTCAGCGTGTCGTAGTAGAACGCCGGCACAATGCCGTAGTGCCACGCCAGGATCGCGCCGTCGAAGGCCGTGTTGTGGCAGAGCAGGGAAGTCTTCGACCAGTCGATGCTGTCGAGCTTCGCCTTCAGCTTCGCGCCGGAGTACCAGACAGACTTCCCCTTGCCGATCTTGATGGCTGCGCCGTGGACCTTGAACTGCGGGTCGCGGATGTAGGAGCTGGTGTTGTATTTCTTGAGGCTCAGGCTGTAATCACCTGAGTAGTACGTCTCGAAGTCAATCGTGACTAGGCTGCGCGGCGCTTGTCCCAATTCTTTCTTCCTTCCATGTATTCGAGGAGGTCATACTGCTTGGCGTCCTTCTGTTGGCACGAAGCCCATGCCTGTTCGTCGATGGTGTCCTTCGCCACAACGACGATGGTCTCGGTCTTCTCGGTCTGGCTGATACGGTAGATGCGCTTCAACCCCTGGAGATAGAACTCCAGGTTCGCCGTGGGGCTGGCGAAGATCGTGGTCGTACCACGCGTCAGCGTCAGGCCGTGACCGGCAGACTGCGGGTGCGCGAACAGCACCTTGTAGCGGCCAGCTTGATAGTCCGCAACGATCTGCTCGCGGGCACCCTTCTTGGTGACGGTACCGTCGATCAGCGCGTACGGCCACTTCTCGGCCTGGGCGATCTTGATCATCTCGTCGCGTTGGTGCGACCAGTTGAAGAAGACCACGCTGTGCCGGCGCTCTTCCAGCAGCGCGCCGACCAGCTCGTACCGGCCGGTGTCCAGCAGCGTGTAGTCCTCGCCACTATCGTCGTAGGACGCACCGGAAGCACACTGAAGGAGTTTGCCGTAGAGCACTGCCGCATTGATGGCTGTGACGGTCTTGCGATTCTTCATCGCCAGGAAGCTGTCACGCTCCATCGTGTCGTAGTACTTGCGGTGCTTCGCCGGCAGCTCATACTCGACGGCGTGCTTGTAGTTCGGTGGGATGTCCACGCAGTCCTCGAACTTGTGGCGGATGGTGATGTCCTGAAGCAGGGCACCTACCACCACCTCGATGCCGGGTTTGTCATTCCAGCGGATCGCGTGTGCGTTCTGGCCTACCTGCTCTGGTGTGCACGTGGCTGCGCGGAACTTGAAGAATGAGTCACCCAGGCGCTTACCGTCATCACACACGTAGGCTTGATGCCACAGGTTCGTGATGCCGTTGGTTGCTGGCGTGCCGGACAGCAGACGCCGGTAGGTGAAGTACTTCCTGATCTTCGCGATAGCCTTCGAGCGCTGGCTGGTCGGATGCTTGATGCTGGTGGACTCGTCGATGATTAGGTAGTCGAAGTCCTTGAAGAACGACGGCGGCTTCTTGGCGAGCCACACCAGGGCGTCGATGTTCGTCACATAAACGTCCGCGTCCACAGCGAACGCCTCGTCGCGGTTGTCCGCGTAGGCGAGACTGACCTTGAGGTGCGGGGCAAACCGAGCAAAGTCGTTGCCCCAGGCAGACTTGATCAGACTCTTCGGGCAGAGTACCAGAGCCTTGCCCGAGCCGCGCTTCTTGCGGTACTTGGCGAAGGCCGTAACGTGAACGGGTGTCTTGCCGGTGCCGGCATCACTCCAGTCAAGAACCCTGGACTGTCGGTCCAGGAAACTCACCGATTGATTTTGGTGCGTCAACAGTGGGGGGATTGATTTCGTCATATGGGCTTCCGTCGAACTGCTTTGCCAGAGGGATGAACTCGATGATGCCGTTGCTGTGCTTGTTGATCGCGCAGATGACGGCTATCGGCTCGCCTGTGTCCGCCTTCGAGCACTGGACGAGGCACAGGTCGCTGTTACTGGCAGCGAGCAGCAGGGTGTTGAAGTTCTTCCTAGCGCCCTGGCTTATAGGCGTATTCACAGATTCCATCCTTGTAGGGGCAGTACTGGCAGGAGTACTTGTTGGGGTTCGGCGGGAACGCTTTCGCGGAAGTCATGCGGTGTCCACGCGCTTCCCAGGACTTGCGGTGCCGCGCCCACGCCTGAGTGTCCTTCTGGTCATGGTGCAGATCGTCCAGGTCGAGATACCACAGCTCGGTGTCGATGGTGGTCAGCTCGGGCACCTTGATGGACAGGCCCAGCGCGTAGAGCTGCGTCTGCTCGCCGTGCTTGATCTCGTTGCCGTAGCGCTTGCCGGTCTTGTAGTCGATCACGACCGCGCGGGTGCGGGATAGGAAGACCACGGCGTCGCACTTGATGCGCGTCCAGACTTCCTTGCCGTAGTAGTCACAGGGTGCCCAGTTCCGGTCGAAGCCCCACTCACCTTCTAGCGAGACCTTGCCACCAGCGAAGAGCCGGCTCAGAGCCTCGAACTCGTCGCGAAATTTCTCAGCCTCGGCTGGTAGCGGGCCTTGCCCGCGCACATACAGCTCGCAGGCTTCGTGGATGCGAGTGCCACGGTCATTGGCGTGCTCGGTCTTGCCGGGTGGCAGCGGGCGCTCAGGCTCGGGAATTTTGTCGACGATCTTCAGCTTGCTGCGATAGGCGCAGGACTCGAACTCGACGAGACGGGAATGGCTCCAGGTCTTGATCATGACGTGCCTCTCTGTTGGAAAGTGTCAGAGTGTAGCAGAGTCACTTCTTCAGTTCCCTTTCAGTCGGTCGGCGGCAAAAGCTCCACTCTACGCACAAGTTGGTACTCCAACTGGTACCACGATCCGACCACGTAAGCGGTCTGCCGCGCTCATCGGCCCCAGCGAAGTGCCGGGGTTGCCAGTGGTCGTCTGTGGTATCCCTCACCATCACCGGCTCGTCGATCTTGAAGTCCTCGTAGGGGCTGATCTCGATGAGGTCGAGGTTTGCTGGCTCACGCGATTTGTGTAAGTACTTCCCGTCAGCGTCGAACACTAGAACACTCTCATCCCCATCTGCGCACATGATCAGAGCCACGACAGGCTGCTCACCTTTCAGGTCCACGCACAACACGCGGACGGGCCTGCCATCGCGGGTGCGGTACTTCTTTGTTATGTCGATCATTTCATACTCCTTCCAATTTCAGCCGCCTTCGCGGCGAGTTCAAGCAGTTCGCGGGCGCTCATTTCTCGATCTCCTCTCGAATCTTCCTAGCCATTTCTGCCGAGTACCTAGCAAAACGCTCATGCCCCAGTTCGACAGCAAAGTCGCTTTCTTCTTCGCACACCTTCGCCGCGTGTTCCAGGGCGGCGTTCCAGGCTTGTTGGGCAACACCCTTCCAACGGCCCTGGTCACAGGCGTCCATATCGTCGTACTCGCCGGGCAGGCAGAAGGTAGGCCATGCTTTCTCGAATGCGCTCATGGCTTCACCTCCCCGGCCATGCGGCGCAGTTCTGCTGCTATGAACCGTGCTGCGCGTGGCTCACCAGATGCTGCGTTACTTAGCCCCACATCGCCATTTAGCATGGCCGTATCTTTGTAAGCAGAGTAGTGCGACTCAAGTTCATCGCACACTGTTGCCGCCTCCATTAGCGCCTCGCGCCGGGCCTGTGACTTGACCGCTTCGAGAGCGGAGAGGTCGTCGGGCTTGTCGCAACGCCTATCTGATTCCGCGTAAGTTGAGCCGTGCTCATCCGATATTCCGTCGTAGTGCCACGCTTGCAGTGTGTAATGAAGTGCCTCCCGCAGTTCCGCGATGCGGGCCTGCTGCGCTGCTACCTGTTGCTCCAAACGCTGCACCATGCCTTCCAGCGCGATGATCTGGCTGGATGCTGGTGTTGCTTGCGATCTGGTCATCACTTCATCTCCTCCATCCGTTTGTTCAGCTTGTCCCAATCGAGGTAGTACGCGCCTTCCTTCTCGGTGGCGAAGCCTGCCTGCATAAGCACTTCGATTGCCTGCTCTTCGGCAGACATAAATGCGTGCGTCAGCGGACCTTCCATGTCCTCGCCGTAGAAGAATTGACCGACCATGCCCATTAGTGCGGAGATGAGTATGGTGTTGCCGTTGCGGAGGGCCTGCACTTGCTGCTCCAGGTCGGCGATCTGTTCGCCCATCGTGGGTATATCTGCGTACCGTTCCTCCCCGCATGAGCAGGGACTTAGCAAGCAGTAGCTGCAACGTAATGACATCACATCCTCCTAACTCGGCGTGGGTTGGCATTGATAGTGCCGTCGCCGTCGCCGTAGCCGTAGCCGTTGCCGTCGCCGTCGTCGTAGCCGTCGCCGTAGCCGTAGCCGTAGCCGTTGCCGTCGCCGTCGCCGTAGCCGTAGCCGTAGCCGTCGCCGTAGCCGTCGCCGTCGCCGTAGCTGTAGCCGTAGCCGACCGGTCGGAACATCACAGCCCCCAGGTGTCAGGCACCGGCACGCAGAAGATTTCTGCGCCTTCGGGGATGTCCACGTCTGCAATTGGGCGCAGATCGGCCTTGCTGGTGTTCTCGATGATTCCTGCGAACCCGACCGACTCCCACTTGAACACATGCAGGGCACGGGACAGTCGAATGCGTCCGTTCTCGCGGGTCACGTCACCGGCAAAAATCCAGCCACGATCTACGACAACAATAGCTCGGGTTCCGGTTTTGGGTTGATTCTTGACGTATTCGACGCCGTTCACAACTATGGTGTTTTCCATTTGAATCTCCTTAGATGGGTTCATTACTTCCTCCTTGCCGCGTCACAGTACGCATCAATCGTCTCTAGTTCGTCCGGTTCGCAACGAATCCCACGACCCAACAGTATCGGAAAGTCTTTGGCGGACAGGTACAGTCGAATAAACCGATACCGCTCCGCATCGTCCCGCAGCGCCTCGATCTCCTTCGCCTGCGCCTCCAGGGCGTCGGCTTTAACGCGACTTGCAAACCTCTCTAGGCTGTCGCGTGCGCTGCCGTGGTCGGCATATGCGCCATCGCTGTATTCAGCCATTTCAGCG